AACACTGGCTACCAGAGCGCCGCGACCAACACTGGCTACCAGAGCGCCGCGACCAACACTGGCTACCAGAGCGCCGCGACCAACACCGGAAAACAGGGCTGTGCCGTATCTCTTGGAATAGAAGGTAAAGCCAAGGGCGCGGTCGGATGCTGGCTGACTTTGGCTGAATGGAAAGAAGTGAAAGACGAATGGAACCGCATAGACGTTAAAACTGTCAAAGTAGATGGCAAGAAGATTAAAGCCGATACATTTTACTTGCTTAAGGGCGGTAAGTTTGTTAAGTTCGCGGAGTAAGCGACATTAAGACATAAATTGTCTAAACAGCTTTACACATGAGTTAATGATGAGCAAACAAGCCAATTTCGGGTTCCGAGTCACGGCAATGATCGGCATGTGTTTGTGTCTCTATTGGAATCAGAGAATTGATGCGGTTTTGGTGGGATTACTGGCGTTGCTAGCGACAACAAGGTATGATTGACTTGATTAATTTAATGAGGTCTGCGACATGAAAGTAGTAATCAATAGCTGTTTTGGTGGGTTCAGTCTATCACCGCTTGCGACAAAGCGACTTGCTGAACTCAATGGCCGAGAATGCTACTTCTTTGTGATGGGGCGGAAGCCGGATGGCGGATTAGACCCCCACGCGCTTGTACCCGTGTCCGTCGAGGAAGCAAAAAAAGCATTCGTGTGGTACGCTTACGACATCCCTAACCCCAACGAAGTTTTGCCTCGCACTGATAACTGGGGCGACATGACATTTGAAGAGCGTAAGGCAGCTAATGACGCTGCGGATAGTCACAGTGTCGATCATGGCCGCTGCCTCGAACGCCACGATCCTAAACTGATTCAGGTTGTTGAAGAATTGGGCGACAAGGCAAATGGTGCTCATGCCCGACTGTCAATCGTGACAATTCCAGACGGAACGGATTACGAGATTGACGAATACGACGGCAACGAGCATATTGCCGAAAAACATCAAACATGGTATGCGGATTCGACGAACTAGTTTGATCTACCTAGACAATATATGTATTAGTTAACCTATGAAGCCCATTACATGCCCCGCATGTGGTAAAGAACTATCACCCGAGACAAACGACGACGATTGTCCGAATAGCCCATACCAGCACGGCAAACATCCGGTATGCGTAATTGATTTCGGATATTATGGCGGATTGGTTCGGTGCCGTCGCCTGAGTGCGGACGAAGCGATAAACTGAGTTGTCCGTATCTGGACAAGGTTACTAAAGATTTGTGGATTAATGCTTGACAATCGCCCCGTATATGTGGGATGATTCGCATATGGCAAAGCTAACGAATACATTCGAAGAAGCCAGCCGCGCAATAGCTGAGAATACGCCAGTATACGCAAAGGACAGATACGGCGATTGGATTCGTATCGATGCCGTGGAATACGGCAATGGCGAAGTACGGGCAGCGGATCATCTGAGCGGCCACAATTCGTGCATTGTCGGGCAATGGTTTGTACCGCGAGACATCGAAATACAATGATGGATTTCCCCGATGCTTGGAAGTTTATGCGGCTTACCAAAACAGAGGAGCACGATCCTAAATGTTCGTGGAGGCAGAGCGAGGGAGGAATGCTCTGCGATTGCCACATAATATGGGACGAATATCACCGTCGGCGAAGCTTGGAAGAATTCACAGACAAGTATCTCAAACCGCACGCTGCGCAAATTGAAAGAGAAATCAGAGCGCTATATGAGTGTCCAAGCTGCCGTAGCACAAGCCGCGCAATTCGCCTGAGTCTTGATCCCGCATATCATAATGGGAAGGACATATGCCTAGACGGATGGCATTTCAATAAGGAAAGCCGCGCCCCGCAAATAAAGATGAAACCGTCGAATGTAATTGACTACAATAGCCCAACGGCCAACATGTATGGTTGTGAGCCGTGCCCTCAGTGTGACAGCAAGTATCGCTGTGTATTTCAGGCAAACCCCGACCAAATTGACTGCGATAACTGTGGTTTCAAGGAAAAACGGGCGAAACTAGTTTAATTGGCACAAACTTTAGACATGTGTTGAGTGGAGGATTTATGAAATGGATTTCCGTTGCCGACCAATTGCCAAAAATAGGGCGAGATGTGCTGATTTTTGTAACCGATGACATGGAAGGCAACAAGAACTTCGTAAACATCGACAGTCGTAGCGGCAGACCAGAGTCTGATACACACTGGTCAGATGGCTCTATTTCTCATTGGATGCCTTTGCCGCCTCCGCCAAGCCCCCGCAAAGGGCAGTAGACATGTGTTGAGTGAGGGGATATGGAACATTGTGTGGTATGCGATTTCAAGACCGAAACGGACGGGGAATTTGAGAAACACGCCTGCTTGAAGGTTCCCGAGATAGAGCACGCGATGATAAACGCCATTCTGATGGCTAAGTTTTGCGACCACTACTGCTGTGGAATGAGCGACGAGCGATGCAAGGCACAGGCGATTCTGCGCGAACTTGCTGACATGGGCTACATGGTGGAACGCGATCCGAACGCACTTAAATCATCAATTGAGTTGTCTGATTAAACTAGAAGTGAGGAAATATGGCAAAGTTTCGCAAGAAACCAGTAGTCATTGAAGCGATCCGTTGGGACGGCAACAACGAATACGAGATAGCAGAATTCATGCCGGGCAAGTTCAATGTCAGTGACTCTGGCGCGAAGCTGTTCATCGAAACGCTGGAAGGTTGCATGACAGCCGACACGCTTGATTGGATCATTAAGGGCGTGAAAGGTGAATTCTACCCCTGCAAACCAGACATTTTCGAGGCGACATACGAGGCGGTAGGGGATTAAATCATAATCAAAGTGAACGGAACAACACATAATTTAAGCAGGGGAAGACGATATGGCTCTGCCTGACCGAATGGGGAATTACGCTTACAGCCACATGTGCGACCAACTGACCGACGCAATTCGAACTGCTCTGGATCACGGCGTCACCGTGAAGGAGTTCGTCCTGTGCGTGCAAGAGGGCTGGGACATTGAACTATACGACCGCCGCAAGCACGACAACGCCGAGTTCAACCGCATTCTGGCCGATGGGAAACTAGTTTAATTGCACACATTAATTGAGGACTTATGAAAATTGATAAATCAGCCGCTTCCGGGGAGGCCCAGCGGTGCCCGCGTTGCGACAGTCCCGATCCGCGAAAGCATCCTGCGATGCAATTCGAGGGCGAAGTACAGGAGTGCACGCATCCGTGGCATACGCCGTGGCACGCCGCTCCCGCCTCGCCTGCGCCGCCCCAAAATTGGCATCACGATCAGTTCAGGAATGAACGAATTATGCAAGGTGCATGGGACCGCAATGGAGATCGGACACCCGAGTATGTGGCATCTCTCGTAAAGCAGACTGCTCTTTGGATGCAGGGAATTTCAGTACACAACGAAATGACAAACGAGTGTTGCTGCGATTTTTCTTGCTGCCACAAAAACTTAGCAACCCCGCAAGAGCAGCGCACGGAGCGCGGATTGAGGCAGATACAGAATTGGCTCACGGAGCCGGAGGCGAATAATGGCGGAAACTGAGACGACAACACATTTCTTAAGCGAGCTTGGTCAACTGCTCCACGATCATCGGATTGAGGGATGCCGCACTGGAAGCAACTGTATCTGCGAGAAAGTTCAAATCCTTCATAACGACGCACAGCGTACCGCGCCCGCCCCTCGGCCAGAGACGCCGGGAGCCGAGCAACACTTTACAACATGGCAAGATTTGGCTGAAAAACTCCGTCAGGAACTCGAATCCGCCCAGCGAGATGTTAAGCAACTAGAGATTCAGTCGGAAATCGATTACCAGAAAATTGAAGAGTTGAGCGAACAGCTCGCCGCCAAAGATGAAGCGCTAGCAAAAATGATTGGCTGGGTAAATTATGCAGTCGAATGCGACCCGTTTTACTTTAGTGACGAACAAGCTCCATCGTTCAAGGCTGATATGGAGATTGCGCGGGGTGCGCTCAAGGAATCCCATAGCGACATTTAAATAGAGGTAACGACATGACGAAAGACGACGAACTTTCACAACTACTAGAAGCTTACGCTATGTCTGAGTTGGCGGTATTGCGCGGCCAGCTCCGAATGATCGCGGATGTAATAGGATTTGAAGGCAATATCGCTGATTTTCCGGGCTTATTGGAGCATTTGGAAACCGCGATTTCACGCTAAAGTCGGGAGCTTACAGTGGAATGCAAGGATTTTCATAAACCAAGACCGATTATATGCAAACATGGTTTATTCTTATGGCCGTGGTCGGTCAGCATTTACACATGGTATGCTTGGGCTGCTGATTATTTGTGTAGACATTGCAATACGAAATAGAGTACAATATCTGTATGATTGGAACTGCTTTTGCCCTTGCTGTCAACGTTGCCTATCAGGTTGCGAGGCTCGTACATAAATACGGACGCTTTTTTGGATACTAGGAGATACATGAAATTCCCCAAGGTTCTAATGCCAATATTGATTTGCGGGGCGTTTTTGTCCGCATCTGGACAGACATACGACGGCCCCGCTCAGTTGCCTATGTCGGTTCCAGAAATCCGACAATCCTTTACGCCTAGCGACAACCTTCCGATTCTGGTTCCGGCCAATGTGCCGAGCTTACAGGCGGTGTTAAACGCAGCCGTACCCGGCGACACAATTGTTATTGATCCAGCATTCATTGCGACATTAAGCGGATTGGTTCTTCCGAATGGCACGGCGCAGCAATGGATCACAATTAAGACTGCTTCGGCTTTACTGCCAAGCGAGAATGTCCGCGTTTCTCCCGCATTTGCGGGGATCGTTTCTTTGCCCAATCGCCCGGCATACGCCCAACCAACTAGCGGCGCGGCAAAACTCATGCCGACAATCATTCTCAACGGCCAAAACGCTTCGCTAACCGGCGGATCGTTTGTCCGTTTGATTGGATTGGAAGTTACGCGCACATCTGGTACAGGGATTGTTTACAATCTGTATCGCAATCTGGGCTCTACTGTTATCGTTGATCGTTGTTGGTTCCACGGTACGGCGACCGACGAAACTACGCGGGGCATTGATTTATCGAACTCTCCCAACTCTTCCGTCATTAATAGCTATTTTTCTGATTTTCATTGCCGGGCGATTTCTGGGAGTTGCGGGGATGCGCAAGCCATCTCTGGTGGGTTGTCTACCGGTTCTGACGGTAACTATTTGATTCAGAACAACTTCCTTGAAGCATCTGGCGAGAATGTAATCTTTGGCGGAGGCCCCGCAACTGTCGTAACTCCCGACGTTACAATTCAATACAATGATATATTTAAACCGACATCTTGGAATCCTCAAGACCCGACATACGACGGAGGCACGGCGGGAAAAGATGGTATCAAGCATCCGTGGATCGTAAAGAATCATGTCGAGATGAAGAATGTTAATCGCGCTCTGATCCAAGGCAACAGACTACAATATAATTGGGCGGGCTTTACTCAAGTCGGGGCTTCGATATTGCTAACTCCAAAGAATCAGGCAGGAGTAAGTGGAAGTGTTTGCCCAATATGCGCGGTCACTAATGTTACGGTTAGATTCAATTATAGTTCGTATGCAGGACAGGCTTTACAGCTTGGCTGCGGTCCTAACGACTTGGGCGGGTGGCCTGCTGCCTGTGGCAATGAATCAATCCATGACAATGTATTCGATCACTTGCAGTACGGAACGTGCTATCTGTGCGGATCGTTTACGAATCTCCTTGCAGGAGGAAATAGCACAGTACCATATCACGACGTTACTGTATCAAATAATGTATTCCAAAACGATGGTTGGCTAACTCCTGCTGTGGACAAAGCAGCTACGATGGCCAATGGGATACTCAATGCCGGTGGTCCGATTACCGGGAATGTCAACTTTCATTTCGATAATAATGTTGTAGATATCGGTAATTTTGGTGTATATTCAACTGGCGGCGGTCTTACGAATTGCTGGAGTTTGCCCGGTACGATTGCGCAGCATGTGGCCGCGTGCTGGCCGAATGGTTCAATGACCGGCAATGAGTTCGTTAATACAGTACCGTACAAAGGAAGTGCTTTCCCGCCCGGCAATGGAGTTAATCCAAATGCGGGGCCGAACATGCCCGGTATCAATAGCGCATTAGCGAATAGGAGATAACATGAAACTGTCACACGCAATCTTGATGAACGGAATGATGAAACCACAGGGATTCGGGGCGGATTCAATGTATTCCAAGGACGCCCCCTGTGCGCTTGGAGGAGCATTGCAGACTGTAGGTGTTCAAGTTACAGTTGAAGCTTCTTATTCCAAGCTTTATGATATTTGGCCTTGGATCGAGCAGCAGCATAATTGCCCGGCGTGCCACGTATATAAATCAAAAGCGTTGCATATCATTTATCATCTCAACGATCAACACGAATGGACTCGTGCTCAAATCGCAGAATTCGTGGCGACAATCGAACCTACCGATTGTCCGGAAGTGGACAGCACGGAAGCGACAATCAGTGAACTCGAAACTAGTTTGAGTAGTTAGAACAATATATAACTTAATGACAACATTCGAAATGGAACTGCCCGAAGAGCCGTGTCCTGATTGTGGAAGTATTCATCATCGCGTATGTACTTTATCTGCGTTGCCACAAGAGTGGCGCGACCGCGTATATGGCAGTATCCCGAGAAAGTTTACGCCGAAAGAACAACAATTGATTCTAGACTGGGCGTGGAAAATTGCAGATAGATGCAGTTTGACACATGAAAGTATTTCGTTCCTCCTGCACGAGTTGGCTGCATTTACATATCGAATGGAGAGTTCTTAATTAAATGAAAATTGTTGATCTTCTTGGTTCAGAGCTAAAACCGGGCGACCTCGTAGCAGTTAAGTCCGATCACATTTGCGCGGTTGTTGTTCGAGTCGAGGACGGCGCGATTGCCAAGGGCTTATCCATATCTGGAAAGCCCGCTGGTGCCGAAACACCACCGCATATCATCACTAAGGTGGAATTCACAACTCTGATCCCCGCAATTGGCGGGACGGCGAATGTTTTGAAGCTGGAAAAGCCGCCGCAAGAAGAAAAGAGCTTAGTACAATGAAACGCATCCGAACCCGCGATATTGAAAACCGTGTGATCAGTTTGCTGCTACTCGGAGCCGAGAACGACGATATTGCAATATCAATCGGGGTAAGTGTTGATCGAGTAAAAAAGGTATTCTCTATTCTGTTTAAGCGGTATAATATCTGTACTGGCTGCAAACGAATCAAGCTGGCCGTTATGATGGGTCCGAGGCCGAACTACGTTAACTAAGAAGATTTAGCAGGGTTTGGAGAAGTTGTGACAGCGAAAGAGTTCGAAGCAGAATTCTGGACGAATCAGGACCCGCAGGACAAGTACACATTCGCAGAAGCCTACGCTGCGTATGTGTTTCGGAATCGGGGACGACGGACTTTCTTAGGCGCAAATCCGCCTAATGAGGGACTAGGCGATAAACCGCCTAAGTCAGAATAGTTCAATAATGGAACTAAATAGATCAAGAAAGACAATAGATGATTTAAGTACGTCGGGAGGGGATCATTGGACTACAAAGCCAAGTATGAAGAAGCAATGCGAGCACTTGAATCACTGACACCGGGAGGCTCTGAGTACGTTGGCGACCCAAAGCGATGCGTCTACTTCGTCAAGGAAGCGCAAGCAATGCAGCACAGAGTCATTCTCGCTTGGGCAAAGCGAGCAAAAGAGGCAGAGGCGAAACTAGTTTAATCGGCAGACTCAATGAAGAAAGCAATCGGCAAATTCATATTCGATCTTGTGTCCAAGTACATCATCTACTTGGACGATGAGCATTATGACCAGTTGATGTCTCGGACAAAGCGACTGGAGTTTACACGAAAACGTCCGCTCCCAAAACCGACGGGAGAACCAATTACATTTTACAGTTACAAGAAACTAGATTAATCAGCGGAGTTAAACCATATGAAAGAAAAGCTTAGATTACTTTTGGTACCGGGAATGTTTCTAGTTGCTGCGGGGGTGTTCTTCTACCTTCAGCATCCCATCGCCGCTGGATTTTGCGTCTTTACGGCGATGGCTACAGCAAAATACTAGTTTAAGTCAGACAAACAATATAGAATGGCCAATTCGCCGACCATAGCCGATATTATAAAATACTGCCTCCGGGAATACGGATTTGAGAACATTCCCGTGGCCCAATCTATGGCTATTGAGCTGGCCGCCCGAGTGAAAGAATGGTGCAATATGTCTTGGTCTCAAATGATGGCTAGCATCCTACCCTGCGGGCATACCAATGCGGAGCATATGTATTATCTGGAAGATGCGGGATTGGAGATCGAATGGACGGATGCCTGCGACAAAGCGGAGCAAGCGAAACGCCCGCAATCTAGTCCACATCCGGACAAATAATGGATAATACGGGACTCCTGTTTCCGGACTTCAAGATCAGGCACATTCCAACGTATACGACCGTAGAATATCGCCCGCCTGTTGAGTTCCCTTCCCTAGCGCAATGTAAATGGGTCAGTTTGGACCTTGAGACTTCCGGTTTCGATGTTTTGCGGGGCGATTACATTGTAGGGGTAGGAATAAAAACCAATACAGGCGTGCGAGACTATTGGCCGATTCGCCACCAGCAAGGCATGAACTGCGAGGAGCAGCAGGTAGTTCGCTGGCTTAAAACTGAACTGAAGGATTTCAAGGGCGACCTTATCGGGGCCAATTCAAACCTTTTCGATATGTTCTTCCTAAACAAATATGGCATTCACGCGCCACGCGCCAAATTCCATGACGTACAGTGGGCGGAGCCATTGCTGGATGAATTAGCGATGAGCTACAGCTTGGAAAGTCTCGCACAAAAGCATCTAGGCGGAGGCAAAAAGAGCACGTATCTAACGGAACTGTATGGCGATGATGTAATGAAGCATTTCGCTGAAGTCCATCCCGCACACGCCACAGAGTACGCTTTAGTAGATATTGATCTTCCCCCGCTAATCCTTGAAAAGCAGAAGGCGAAGCTGGCCGAGCAAGGATTGCTGGACCTCTACAATCTGGAATGTCGCCTGACTCCTCTGCTCAATTCCATGAGAATGCGGGGTGTTCGCGTGGACGTAAATAAAGCACAAGAGGTTGATGGAGTCCTCGCAGGAAAACGAGATAAAGCGTTGGCCCAACTCGCAGACATGGCCGGATTTCCGGTAAATATTGCGGCGTCCGCCGACCTCGTAAAGATGTGTGAAAAGCTGAATCTCACATTTCCGCAGACGGCTAAAGGCAATCCATCCTTTACGAACCAATGGATGAAGCGACAAACGCATCAGGCATTTAAGCTAATTCTTGAAGCCCGCAAATACGAGAAAGCTCGTAATCCCTTTGTTTGCAGCTACATATTGGAAGACAACATCAATGGCCGAGTTCACGCGCAATTTCATCCCTTACGGCGGGCTAGCGACGAGGATGGGAATAAAGGTACAGTCAGTGGGCGCTTCAGTTGTACGACGCCAAACCTCCAGCAAATACCAGCTCGCGATCCAGAGCTTGGCCCGTTACTGCGCTCCATGTTCTTGCCCGACGAAGGTAAGGACTTCTTTGCGAATGACTACAGTCAAATAGAATTCCGACTGATCGTTAACGCTGCGGTTCTTTCTAAATGTAGCGGGGCGGCGGAAGCGCTCAAAAGGTATAGGGAAGATGCGACTGTCGATTTTCATAACATGGTGGTCGAGCTAACTGGATTGCCCCGCAAAGCAGCAAAAAACATAAATTTTGGCTTGGCGTTCAGCATGGGGGCTAAGAAATTAGCTAATGAATTGGGCATGGTAGACGAGCAAGGAGAGCCCACGCAAGAAGCATACGATACGTTGGAGCAATATCATACGAATGTTCCCTTCGTTAAAGAAGTATCGCAAGCAGCAATGAGGAAGGCGGAGAAGCAAGGGTATATTAGAACAGTATTAAACCGCCGCTCTAGATTTGATTTGTGGGAAGCAAAAACTAGTGCAACCGGCAGCTACAAAACACTCGCACTTCCTTACAAACAAGCGCTGGAAGCTTACGGTGATATTAAACGCGCAGGGCTACATCGGGCGCTGAACCGCTATACACAAGGTTCTTCAGCGGACATGACTAAGGCTGCGATGGTTGAGGCGTGGGAATCCGGGGTGATTACAGAAAGACGGCCCTTGCAATTAAGCCTTACGGTGCATGATGAATTGGCGGGGTCCGTATCTCCTACAAAAGAAGGACAAGAGGCGTTGGCCGAGCTTAAACGAATCATGGAGACTTCCGTCACGAAAGGCATCGTAGTGCCGATATTGGTAGAATCAAAGACTGGTAGTAATTGGTCTGATGCCCATTAAAAAATCGTCTCATTTTGAAAAAATAATACTTGACTACTACAGTCGAAACTGTATGATTATTCCTGTAGGAAATGCGAGGCGGGTTGTCCAGATGTGGACAAATAGAATTGTAAATGTTGTAAGCGGCAATTTACATGCCGAAATTACCGTCACTCGGCAAGGTAATACGGCGTTTTGATTACCGAAGCAACCTACCCTTGCGGGGTGTTTGTTCGATAGTATGCACTCACCTTTGAGAGGGGAGAAAGAAAGGGAAGGCAGTATGAGCAGTACATCTGTACCGGCCACTTTGCTTGCAATTCCTGAGATTCATGAACTTAACCAGATTCTAGAAGATGGCGCGGCAGCGCCGTTTGAAATCATCGAGGTTACTTTGGACCCCCTCCTTCCCTTCCAAAGAGCCGTCCTTAAAATGTATCTCCATAAACTAGAAGAGAACTCCGATTATATTGTCGAGCATCACATCTTTGAGGATAAAGAAGTGATCCTCATTACCGTGGTACCCATAGAAACTATGACTCTGGTGTCTGGAAACGCATAAAATCTTCATTTTGTACTTGACAAATATTGTCAGGTTATTGTAGATTCCTCTGCATTGGAGGAATTACAAATGCCTGTCAGAATAACGACAAAAGAAGATGCGGCCATCAGCATTCGAGGCCGCCGATCAACTGTACTACAACTTGCGGAATACCGCGATGTAATGGCGAAGGTCAGTAATGGGCTCAAACCAGAGGAAGTCATTGAGGTTTCGTTTCCTGTATCCACAAAACCGGGGATGAAGACGATTTTGCAAACTTTCAAACGGACATTGCAGTCGGATTTTCGTAGACTGAAACTCAATGACTTCGAGATCAAAGCATTTCGATTGGAGGATACCAATTATGTGACGGTGGGGCATGTCCCGCCAATTACGGGGCTGAAACAAGTGCCCAAGAAATCGGCAGGAGCAAGATAATGAAATACCTCCCCTTTTGTTTTCTATTGCTTCTTGCGGGGTGCGGTAATTCCAAGAGCAGTTCCGGAAATCCGCCGCCTCCGCCACCCCCGCCGGGAATGCCAATGACTGGGACATTCTCAGGTGGCCTCAATTTCACCGTAGTAACCGGTAATTTGAAACTAGTATTGTCGGAAGATGGATCGGGTAATGTCACGGGCTCCGCAATATCCACTCCGCCATCTTGCCAATTTAATTCCCAAGTCTCAGGGAGATATTTCACCAGCGGGCAACAGTTCCAAGTTGTATCAGGGGATGGCGCGGAGAGTTTTACGGGAACGCTATCGAGCGATCAGAAATCTTTGTCCGGAACTGTACAACTAGGCGCGGGCAATCTCACTGGATGTGGCCCAAGGAACGGCGCTTTTTCCGCGACGAGGCAATAAATCTCTAGGGTATCCGCTGTATACCAGACTAGGCCAAAAGTAGTACAATTCAAAAGCGGGACCACCCGACCGTCAAGGGGTCAGGCAGTCCCTAACACCGCGACGCGACTAGTGCGCACGCGATGCTAGAGTGATTGTACCCCCTAGACGCGCCCCTCTCAGAGTCGTTGGGATGGTCCCGCATCTAGTGAGGCAAGATGAGAAGATCGCAAGCGCACGCTTTACGTAACATTCTTCAGGCAGTCGTGGGATACATGGAGATTGGTGCTATCGACAAAGCTATATCCTGTGTGATGGACGCCGAACGAATCATATCCCGCGAGGTTCCGGCCATGATCAATCCAATGAACTCGTGGTCGCTGGGCGACGGAGCGTATGTAAACGTGGATGTAGTTTCCAGCGAATTAGTACTGATGCAGATATCGGCGAAGGATCACGTTCAGATGACGATCATGTTCAATTCGTATATCGCGCATCAGATCGGGGATGTTCTTATAGGCGTGGCAGATTATGCGGGGCTGCCCGCCAAGGTTCGGAAAAAAGCTGTTTAGTTGCTGGGAGACCCGGCCAATGGTATTCTCCGTTTAGGTCGGCATTGGCATTGTCGATCCTTAGGGAGCCCCGTCAGAGGAGAATTCTGGCGGGGGTTTTTTCAGCAAGACTTATGGCAACGAAAGAAGAATGGGAAAAATATTGGGCTGAGTTCGGTAAGCGAACGAATCTCAGCAGGGATGGCTTGATAAGGATTGATCAGATCGCGCCAGAAAAGCGTAAGACCGCACTTCGAGAACGATGTGAATTGCATTTAAAATGGGCGCTAGAAGACGGGAATAAAAAGGGAGCTTTGAAGTGGAAACGACGGTTAAAAGCTTTGGAGGATAAATGATCAGAGCCGCCGAAGAATACTCCTCTCCGGCGGCTTTTTTCTATGGTCGTTTTAATTGGTCTGGGGAAGAGTCTGGGTATTCTTCTGAGTGAGAGTTGCCGCGTATATGGTTTATTTGCTCAGTGAGGTACTGGCGAAAATCGGCGGTGTCCAAAATGCGGTGTCCATCGCGGGTTCTCGCTGTCAGAATGTCATCGCGTAGGCCTTCCAATATCGACAGAGCAATCTGCCTAGTGTCGTTATTGTTCATGCTGAACAGCTCCCTCTGCCCTCTCTCGCTCACAAGAATACAACAGCCGACCGCCCGCTGTTCTGTTCAATTTTGCTCACATTCGATACTTACGAGCTTCGGCTACTTCAATCAAAACGCGGGGTGGAATCTGAAGCGCCCGGCTAACCCTTACGAGCATTCGCAATGTTAAGCGCTGCTCCCCGCGTTCCAGTCTGCTCACCCCGTTTTTCTTCATTCGCAGCTTTTTGCCGAGAGCGCATTGTGACAACCCTCTCGCTTGCCGAAGTATCCATATCGCGTCCCCCATCGGGCACGGTCGTAGGTATACATTTGCGGAGTTCATAGGCTTGTTGGAATTTCTCCTTTAAACGTTTTCGAGTGTAATTTTCTAGCGCCCCGCCAAAGGCATTGTAGCAAGCCGATTCGAACGGATGTTGGTCGCCTCGGCGAATCGCCCCGCAAAGAGCTAGCGCCAGCTTGATCGGAATCTGCTCGTCAGTGTTCCGGCACTGCTGAGCGCTCCAATAAAGATAGTCAACCACGGCGTTCAGTACTTTCTGGCCCCTTTTGCTCACTGGTCCCATTTTGGGTGCGAGGCGTGTTTACTTCAAAGGTACCAAAGTCTAGACACACGTTACCTAAGTACAGTGCCCGTAAGTCACTGATAACAAAGTACCTGTTATCGGAAGTTACTATAGTAATGCGAGTCTTTTAGAGGTGTTTCGCCATCTGTTCTCCCGGTGTTTTTATTTTACCATTTAGTCAATACGTAACTATCGGCCAATGATGCCTGTCGTCCTTTAGTAACCATTTATGACCGATAAGTTACGTTGTGTCTCCTGTGGAATACAAGTCCCTTCTTGGTTTGCGGGGTTCCCTGTCCACATCCGGACAACCCCCGCCTCGTAATTATTGTATTTTATCCTTGACATTGATGGATTAATTGAGTATTATATTCAAAGTGACTTGCATCTCAGACTGTCACTATTGGATTGAATGGTTTACCGGCCCAAGAAAGTATTAAAAAGGCCATTAAAGCGTAAGGAACTATCGAACGATCCGCAGAATGTATATTCTCGCGAGAGAGCGCGTAAGTTTCGAGAACAGGGTTTGTGTGCCTGCGGGAAGAAACCCCGCGAAGGCCGGTCGCAGTGTGAAAATTGTAGGAATAGTTTTAAGACTTATAGCATTCGTTTACGTTCTGAGATGCTTAATGCGTATGGTCACAAGTGCCAATGTCCCGGCGGATGTGACGTTACGGAGTACGAATTTTTGACACTTGATCATACTAACGACAACGGAGCGGAACACCGGGCAATCGTCGGTTTTGATGGTAACGCTATGTGCCGATGGCTAAAAGAACGAGGATGGCCGAAAGATGATTTCCGGCTTCTCTGCTACAATTGCAACAACGCTATATGGCACAGAGGTTACTGCGCTCACGAAACGAAAATTGATTGGATTGATGAACTGTAAACCTAGTTAATCTAGATGCTTTGAACATGATTTAATCACAGGTTTGCGGGGATGGATAGGCACATTCTGGCCGGATGGAAAACTACTCAGCGTAAAGCCTATCGAGAGTCATATCCGGCCCCCGCAATTCAGAAACTAGTTTAATGTAAACAATTAAAGGAGAATTATGGGTTGGTTTCCAGATAAAGAGGATTTGCTTAAGGAAAAAGAAGAACTCAGAAAGAAGCTAGATTGCGTTCGATCCGAACTGGACGAGACTAGGAAGGCCAAAGAGACGCTTAATAGTGCTCTGAGTGCTGCGAAGATTTGGAATGATCGCTTAGAGCGAGACCTTCGTCCATATGTCGTGAAATGTGAACTGTATGACCAAATCATGAAGGGATTGCGTATCAACGTCAATCTGCTCGGCAAAACTAAAAAGGATTTGTAAAAGCTGTTTAAATTCCCTAACCTAAGGACAAACAATGTTTAAGAAAATGCTGATGCTAATTGCGGGGCTGCTTCTGTCGATTGCGGCGACCGCGCAAACCTCCACCACCTACTACCAAAACACGATGTATCAATTCCGGGGCACCGCGACACGCGGCTATTTCTCCCTCTACGGAACGCACTACACCGCTCAGGATAACTCAGGGATCGAGCTTAACCAAATCGTCGTCGCTCCTAACTTTGACTGCTCTACCGGCGGCGGGACAATGGGATACGTGTTTTACACGGCTCCGGATGGAAGCCAGCCGCCATGCGCTATCGTGACGGACGTTACATTGGGACCGCCAATCTCGACCAACACGAATGGCCGGGTTTGCACCGGACCCAGCTCCGAGCACGTCGAATTCGTCGGCGGGTATTATGATGCTACGTATACGTTCTTCTTTAGTTTTGCGCGGTTCGGAGGATGCTATACGAAGACGTTGACGAGTTCGGTGACGTTAACAACCCCGTAATAATGCTTGACAAAATGCGGGTAGATTGGTAGGATTATTGATGAATTGCGGGGCCGAACCGGGCCTCGCAAATCTCAATTGAGTAGCTGGAACAATACAGTTGCATGATAATATGCAATAGTTAGGAGTTGCACAATGGAGACATTTCAAGAATTTTCCGAGCGCTGGCGAACCACAATTCTGCCGATGAAGAAAAGGGCGTCGCAACATACGATGTCCTCACATATTAAACTGCTCAACTCCAAGATTGGCGGTTGTCCACTTCCGGACATCAGCTACGCGCAGCTCCAACAAGTCTTTTCAGACCTCGCCAAAGAACAGATGCCGCGCTCCTGTCGGAATGTCTTCGGAACTCTCAGGAATCTTTTAGGTCAGGCAAAACGCGAGGGTCTTATCAAAGAGTTCCCTACCCCGATTTTGCCGAAGATTCGTAAAAGCCAGCAAGATTGGTTGCCCCACGAATCGATGAAAAAGATTATCTCGGCTGCGGGTGATCATAAACCCTTTGTGGCTTTGATGTGCGAAACCGGTTTGCGAATCGGCGAAGCCCTCGGCTTGCAAACTCAGGACATTGATTTCAATGAGCGAACCTTATCAGTTAATCGTTCTGTCTTCGGGGGTCGTTCTCAAGAACCCAAAACCTCAACGGCCTACCGCAGTTTTACCATTTCGAAGGAATTATCTGATCTTCTACGAGGACAGTGTTTACAGGGTCAAGCCGAAGCTTACGTTTTCCGAACTCGTTCGGGTGGTCCGCAATGGGTTACGGAAATTCGTGCGCGGGTGCTCGATCCTCTTATGCGAGCGCAGGGTTTGGAACCCATTGGATTTCATGGACTTAGACGAGGAAATGCGACCTTCTTCGCCAGTGTGGTGGGAATGCCTGAGCGAATCCTTGCTCAAAGACTAGGACATGCCTGCAAGTCAATGACGCTTGGCACGTATGCGATGACCGTGGATAAGGCCGACGTGCCATATGTTCAGAAGGCCGTGGAGTTGTTATATGCACTGGAATAAAGCTTGGGAGATTGGATGGGTTTTGATTCTTGCGGGGCTGGCGTTTTACGAATTCTGGTCCGGATGGGGGCCGGGCAAATCCACTCCCATGCTCACTCAGATCACAGTTCGGTACAGTCCGTGGTGGGTCACGATGCCGTTCATAACATGGATGTGGTTTCATTTCTTGCTTCGATACACTGATCCGAAATATATCGCGCATTTGAAGGGGCAATGATGGCTGACAATAAGATAGATGCTGCTAAAATTATAGGAAATATTGTTATCGTGGTTCTTGGAGTGGTCGCTTTATCTTTTCTTCTGGCATATCCTGTCAAATGGGCGGTTAATTACTTATTCACACCTGCGGTATTGACTTCTCTATTTGGAGGCCCGTTGTCTGTAGGAAAAGCGTGGATTTTAAGTTTTGTTTGCCATACTCTTTTCAAGACGGCGCAGACTTCTTCGAAATAGGTTTAGGTTTAATAACATCAGTTAACTCATGATTTAATCGAGGCTTTATGGAAGTATTCGCCATTCGGGTATTTGGTACTACAAAATACTTGCCCATGCGAAAGAAGTCGCGGGGTTTTAGCTACGATGAGCCAACCGATGAAAAACCGCCTCGCCTGTTCTACACGAAACGATCTGCACAAAACGCGCTGACAGCTTGGTTGCAGGGCGTGTGGGAAAACCACACGGTAACGAGCGGCTACTATGGCGAGGACGTGGATGTTTATCCAGAGCCTAAAAAAGTTGAAGGCCGTCAGCGAGAGATGATGGAAATTGTAAAGTTCCAATTGCACGAAACTAATTAAAGTTCCCTGCAACACCACATGTGTTAATGAAACGCGGACCTAAAACTAAAAGATCGCTTGATCCTCTGTACAAAACTTGGCAGGCGATGATGCAGCGGTGTTACAACCCCAACACGCCTTGGTATCACAGATATGGCGGTCGGGGGATTCTTGTGTGTGATCGTTGGCATGAATATGATAATTTCTTGGCGGACGTAAGTCCAAAGCCACCGGGAACGTCTCTAGACCGAATCGATAACAATAGCGGATACGGTCCCACCAATTTTCGGTGGGCTACTCAGAAACAGCAAGTTAGAAATAGCAGATCGGTCAAGCTAATAGCCTACAAGGGAGAGACTCGGCTTTTAAAAGAATGGACGGAATTGTTAGGTTTAGAATATCAAATGATAAAACAGCGTATTCTATCTGGATGGAGTACAGAAGACGCCTTTGAGAAACCGAAGTATACGTGCATCAAAGGCAGGAAACCTAAGAACTCAATCAAGTAACCCGAACAAGAGATAATTTAATGAACCTTCATTCTTATCCTAAAGTTTTTGCAATTGGACACGGGGGCATCCCCGAGCTTTTCCAAGGCCCCGTCTTGGTCGAAGAGAAGATCGATGGCTCTCAGTTCTCTTTCGGTGTCCAGAACGGCGAGCTTGCTCTGCGCTCCAAAGGCGCGGAATTATACGCCGATAATCCTGAGAAGATGTTCTCTCTGGGCATTGAGACAGCCAAGCGCCTCGCCCCGCAACTCCACGAAGGCTGGACCTATCGCACGGAGTTCCTTCAAAAGCCCAAGCACAACACGATGAAATATGAGCGCGTGCCTAACGGCCATGTGATCATCTACGACGTCAATACGGGTGATGAGGTCTATTTGACGCGGCGCGAGAAGGAGGACGAAGCTGCGCGGCTAGGACTAGAAATTACTCCGGTGCTCTACGAAGGTCTCGTAGACAATCCGGAAACCCTTTATAATCTGCTGAATAGAGACAGTATTCTTGGCGGCGGTAAGATCGAAGGAATTGTTGTAAAGAACTATAATCAATTTGGCCGTGACAAGAAAGTACAAATGGGCAAGTTTGTCACAGAGGAATTCAAGGAAACGCATAGCAAAGAATGGAAAGCCGACAATCCTACCCTTGGCGATGTCGTAGAACGAATCATTGCTACCTTGCGTTCTGAGGTTCGGTGGAATAAGTCAATTGCGCGGCTTCGCGAGGCGGGTAAGCTAGAAAACTCTCCCAAAGATATCGGCATGCTGATCAAGGAAGTACAGTCCGATATCCGCGAAGAGGAAATGGAGTTTATCCAGCAGAAATTAGCAGAATACGCGGTGCCCCGCATTTTGAGAGCTTCTACTGCGGGATTGCCAGAGCATTATAAGCGATTGTTATTGGATAGTGCATTCGCAAATAATGATTGACAATATATGGATTAATCAGTATAATATTTCTAATATGCGGGGCAACCAGCCAACGGGTTTACCGTGCTAGGCGGAACCGGACACCCCGCAGGTTCGATCCTAGCTAAGAACTATCGGGGTCGGGTGGACCTCCAACCATCCGGCCCTACTTCATGAAGGAGTATATGAGCGTTCCAGTAAATTCATTAGCAAGCCTAGCTCTGAGCGAAGGCAATACTTTTACCCACGATCTCAAAGCAGGTCATTTCGGCCAACAAAGTGTCTACACAAAAGGCAAATTGGCGGACGCGCTAGCCAAAGCACAATCTGAATTTAAACCAGTAAACAAGAGCAAAACCGGCAAGGTTCGCGGAACTACAAAGGATGGCCGGGCGTACGAATACGAATATAAATACGCGGATTTATCTGATATTTTGGGCATGGCTGTTCCTGCTCTCTCTAAACAGGGCATTGCGTTTTCCCAGCCCCTTCGCCGTGATGGGGACAAACTGTATGTGGTCACGCGGCTTCAGCTAGGAGATGAGGTTTTGGAAGATGCGGGGCTGCCCGTTCCCACCCAAGTGAAACCTCAGGAACTCGGAACATATCTGACCTATTACCGTCGGTACGGAGTTTCGACTGTTCTGGGCATCGCCGCCGACGAAGATACCGACGGCCCTCAGGAAGACAAGCCGTCCACATCTGGACAATCGCAAGTCGGCGGTGCCGTACCATCACAAGTAAATGCTGCTAAGCGAGGCCGCCCTGCTGTTCTGAAAGAGAGTATAACCGTTCCCAAATCGAGTACGGTGGTCGCCCCAGAGCCACCAGTTCAGGCCGCCCCGCCAATTGCTAATGACTCGGACGTACCTGATGTCATTGGTGACAAGCCAAGTTCGGACCAGATGGCAGAGATCAAGAAGCAGCTCGGCAAATTTGAAATTGATCGCGATAAGCTTAAGACATACGTTCTCAAGTCTACGGGACGCGACAGCGCCAAGGATTTGACCAAGAGACAGTGGGACACGGTAATTTCGAACCTCACGACCGCGCAATCAAATGGGAGCCTCGCCGACCTCGTAAAATGATAAGCAAAGTCGAATTAGCAGCGCAATGGATTTTCTTAGTAAGCATATTGGGAATAATCATATGGGCAATAGGAAGATTATAGGAGAATGAAATGAGAAGCGTTAATAAATTTATTTGTGTGGGTCGTCTTACGAAAGACCCAGCTGTGAAATACACACCGAGCGGCTCTGCCGTGGCGAATTTTTCTATCGCACTGAATGAGTCATACAAGGATAAGGCCGGGCAAAAGCAGGACCGCGTAGAGTATGTAAACATCGTAGCATGGACCAAACTTGCAGAAATTGCAGGAGAATATCTTAAAAAGGGCAGCTCCGTCTATTTGGAGGGCCGCCTTACCACAAGAAACTACGAGAAGGATGGACAGACCAAGTACGTTACTGAAGTCGTGGCGAACGAATTGGTTATGCTCGATTCAAAGCCGTCCGGAAATGGACAAACAGAAAAGGCTGCGCAACTCGAAGCCGTCGGTGTGGGGGAAGATTCACCGTTCTAATCGGCCCCGCAAATGGAAGAGACGCAAGAAGTACAGACTTCCCTTTATAATGGCGAAGTCACGATATCTTTTAACCCCGCAAGTCATCGATATAAAATCGTTGACCGTGGGGTTAAAGTGCAGTGTCCGTCCGTCACCACTATTACATCACTAGCAGACTTCGGGAAAAGCTCGGCCCTGCAAAATTGGGCAGTTCGGATGTGTCTCGAAGTCTGCCGACAACGTATCCTGCCTGACCAAATTCACGGAGCTGCGTTCTTGGAGGAAGCATTTCAAGACGCGGCGGCCAATTATAAAACTGTCCGTGATAAAGCGGCGGATATTGGCACACTGGCACATGCCGCTTTAGAACGATATTTCACTGAACCAGATGCCGCTCCGCCACTGTCAGGAACTCCAATCCGTGCTCGATTCGACGAAGCCTTGAATTGGTACGGCAAACGAAAGATAGAATCAATCGGGAATGAAATCCGGGTTTATTCCAGAAAGCACAAATTTTCAGGGACTCTCGACCACGCCGCAATCGTGGATGGAATTCCTTCTCTCATAGATTTCAAGGCTGCTAAATCGATTTATAAGCCCTACGAAATGCAACTCGCCGCCTACATAGGAGCTTTTGAGGAGCAAAGACCGGACATCAAGATTGAGCAAGCTTGGATTCTGCAAATCGGCGAGGAGAAGGCGACCCCGTATAAATACACAAGAAAACAAATCGACGCCGCGTATGAATCTTTCCTCGCATTAAGAAAAGTGTATGAATGGAATCGTATTAGTGGTAAAATAAAAGCCGAGGAATCTGATAATTGGATTGAGGAACTTTAATTATGGCATATACGACGGTAGCACGACCCACTTTTTATAACGGAACTCAATTTAGATCACGCCTCGAAGCAAGATGGGCCGCTGCTTTTGATATCATAGGGTGGGAATGGAAATATGAGCCGTATGATTTAAATTATTGGGTTCCAGATTTTGAACTTTATCTTCCCCCATATGCAAATACCAACGAATATTACGGAACTAAATTTGTTCGATGCCAAAGCCCACTTGTAGAAATTCGTCCAGTAACCGTTACGGATTGGAATGGAAGTGTTCCCTCCGGATTTGATTTTAATAGAATATATAATTCGGTCAAAGATCAGTGCGATGGTTTGGAAATTCTACTTCTAGGGGCCGATATGAACAATGTATTCAAAGTACCGGACATGGGTCAATGGTTTGAGCCTCAGAGAATTTATTTATGTTGCGATGAAACCTCTGTATGGCGAGAGGCAGGCAACCGAGTTCAGTGGAGGCCGTAGGTGCCCTCCAGACCGTTTAAGAAACTTTTCTGCGACAGGAAAGAAGTCTTCTTGCTTCCCTTTCCGGCTTTCAAAGTATGGATGTACCACTATTGTCGTGAAGGCCCTAGCCGAACTTCTTGGCCGTCCCGCGATTCTATTTGCACTGATCTGGGCATGAGTATCGACGCCCTTAAGGATGCCCGGAAATATTTGTTGACAAATGGCTGGCTAGAACAAGTAGGGGAAAAGAAAAGCAAGGACGGGCACCGTACACCAGTCTTCCGTGTTAAGCGAGGGACCGTGGTGGTTAAAAACCCCCGTGGCCGGAGGGGTTTAAAACCCCCGAGGGGGGACGGGGCGGAGGGGTTAAAAACCCCCGTGGCCGAGGGGGTTAAAACCACCCACGAAGTATATACAATAAAACCTGAAGTAGATTCAGTAAAACAGGAAGTAGAGGAAACCATGTCAGCCAAAAAACAAATCCCAGTCATATGTCTTCAGGTTTTAGGGATGAAAGCCGAACGTTGGGATAATATTTGGGCGGAGATTAAAGAACTGACAGACGCCTTTGGGCAGAATGAAGTCACGACTGCTTTTCGCGATTGGGCCGTCGCGCAAGACCCGGATTCAGTCAAGAAGCCGTTGGCCGAGTTTCTTGACGTAGCACCGGGAATTTTGCGAGGCATCAGAACTCTCCACACAGACCGAGAGTGCCAAGTTCTAATTACCGAACTCGGAGATTTGTCCGATGGGGTTGTTCTTTTCAATGACAAGCTTTCTACAGAAATTGCGCGGCTGCGGAAAAATTATCCAGATGCGGACATCAAAGCTGCATACCATGAATTCTTAGCGAATCGCGGAGACTTCAACTTGAATTACGCAGCTAAGGACTTTACAGAAACCGCCGTGCAGTTGATTGAGATACGCCGCAAGCGACAAGAAAAAATAGAGCAGACTAATAAACAAATCGAAACCATAGTGGAGAAAGGACAAGCGGAATCTGAAAAGATTCTATCTAACATTCCTAAGCCAGTAGACTTTGGAAAAATTCTATGACTCCAGAAGAACTAAAAAAGCGCCCTGAAGTATTGAATATCTATCGTAGTCGCGCCAAACTCACAAAGCGTGGAACGGAACTTTTGGGCAAATGCCCCCTCCCTTCTCACAAAGACGATACCCCGTCGTTCACCGTATATCAACACGAAGGCGTATGGCTTTGGAAGTGTTTTGGTTGCCAAGGAGCTGGCAATATTTTTCAATTCATCCAGCGACTTGACAATTGTAATTTTTCCAAAGCGTGTGAAATTGTAGAAAATCTGACGGGCGCGGCAGACCAAGAACGCTCCGAAAAAGTATTTCAAAAACGAAGTGTACCGGCTGTTACGTTGTCGCTTTCCAGATACAGAAAATTTGAAGAAGCACTTGCGACAAATACTTTTGTGCAGAACTGGTTGTTGCAAGAACGAGGCATAACCTTCGATACTGCCAAGAAACTCCACATGGGGTTTGTCCAAACTTTAGATGGAATGCAAATTTATCGTTCTGGCTTGGAAGATGTATTTGACAAGGGATGGATTTGCTTACCAGCAATTGATGGCGATGAAGTTACGGCCCTAGAAGTTCGGTCGATAATTCGCAAAGAGGTCAGGAAGGTACCGGGAATGAAAACGGATACCCTGTTTGGATACCATTTAATCGACCCACTAAGTCCGGTCTACTTGGTAGAAGGTGGGTACGATATGGCCATTCTGGTGCAATCTGGATTTGCTGCTTGTAGTGTTCCCGGAGCGGAAATCAAGCCTACAGCGGAAATGCTAGAAAAACTGGAATTAGCAGATTATGTTGTATTGGCCGGAGATACGGATAAACCCGGAATCGAGTGTATGGAGCGCTTTCGTGTGGCGCTCAAGGACCGCGCTTGTGGATTTCAGTGGGCCAAACCTCATAAAGATGCTTCTGATGTATTCCTGAAGGAGATAAATCGATTTAGTGAGTCCTTTAGGACTAAGGTAGAGAGTCTTACTGCGGAAGCTAAATCGAAACCCTTTAAAGGCATATACAGCGTTCAACACAGCTTGATGACGGGCGAGCATACCAAACTCATTGATCATCCTGACCGGTTTCGGTTCCCTTGGAAGTCCGTAGACGACATGGCTATTATCTTGCCGGGCACCGTAACTACCGTGTTTTCAACAGATTCCGGCATGGGTAAATCGTCGTGGGTATTTCAAGCGACTATTCACGGAGCGCAGAAGCATAAAGAAACAGTACTCAACTACCAAGCCGAATTAACATCTCATCAAATTGACACGATTTTCACTTCACATTTACTCCATAAAGACAGACTAAATCTGGATGAGCAGGATTATAGAAATGCCGCCCAAATTCTCGGCCCCGATTTTCGCTACTACATTGGCCGGGATACTTCCCTAACCTCCATTGACCAAGTTCTGGATTTAATTGAATCCGGGATTAAGCACTTCCGACCAACGGTTGTGGTTTTGGATAATCTGCATTTTCTTTGCCGGGGTACGGGGCGGGATACCTACAAAGAGCAGGCTACGGCCATGCAACGCATTACCAACATGGCTGCGACCTACAATCTCAAATTCATTGTTGTCCATCAGGCGCGGAAAGCCGATCAGCAGCACAAAGGCAAGACCAATCACATCTCAGATTTGGACGGTACAAAGGCGGTTCAGAACGATTCGGCAACGGTATTTAGCATCCATCGCGACGAGGTTAAACACAACAAAGACCTTACGACAAACGACAACGAATACAGCCCCATTACCCAAATCGCGGTCAAGAAGTTCCGTGACAAAGGACCGGGTGGTTCTTATACGACTTTGATGTTTGCGGGGAAAGTTTGTACGTTCTCGGAGATTATCAGCGATATTAAAGCCCCGGAAATTACCTCGCAACCAGAAGAATCAATATTTTAGTTGCGTTATTGGATTATTCATGGTTTAATTATCGGATGAATGCCTATAGAATTACGCTTGCAGGAATTTTCTTAATTGCGGGGCTCGTCTACATGATCAACAAATTTCTCGGATGGGTACTGGGTGAGTGAAGCATTCGAATAAATACGCGGCGGAATCGGCCTGCGAGGTTTGCGGGGGCGTAATCCGCCACGAGACTTGGTGCATTTCACAAAGCGAGGAAGTGCGGTATATATTCGAGGCGTTTCTGGACGAGGACAAATTGAACTACGGCGGATCGTCTCAGGCTTAAATCACTAGGCGTGATCTGGCAGGATTTTAAGAAGAAGTGCGTAAAAACGTAAAGGAGAAGCATGTTTCGTAATGTGGTAGTTATTCTTGTGATTTGCGCGGCGGCTTTTGCACACGAGAAAAAGCAGTGTAAGCCAAAGCAAACCCCACCCCCAACAACGAATAATTCAGTAATCAATTCAGAAGCTACTTCTAGTGCAAACTCGGAAAGTAATTCTAGTTCTGTTTCGTCAGCAATTGCCGAAGGCGGATTAGCAGAAGCCACCGGCGGCGTTGTTAAAAACTCCGGCAATTCATCTAACACCAATACCAACGTGGCAGAAGGTGGTAAAGGCGGGGTCTCATCCGCACAACAGGAACAGCAGCAATCCAACAATAGCAGTGGAAATGACACAACCCTAAACTATAAGCAAGAACGAAACACCCCACTTGCTTACGCTCCTGAAGCAATTCCAACCTCTCCTTGCGTTAAAGGATATTCCGGCGGGGCAACTGGTCCTATGTTCGGAGCGTCCCTTGGCGGTGGCAAGGTTGACAAAGGATGCGATTCTCGGGAACTTGCGCGGCAATTTGCTTTACTCGGGAATCGAAAAGCAGCTGCTAAGGTTCTGTGCTCTACTGATGCGGCAAAACGAGCTGGATTGACGTTTGATGATTGTTTGGATTTGGAAGACGAGAAATAAATGAAAATCCCGGCCACGCAGTTGAAGGACGTAGTGAAGGTCTTAGGTACAGTTAAAACTGATTCCTTGATCTTTGCAGGGTCTCTCGCCTACGCGGTCGGGATAAATATAACAGTCGGTGTTATATGCCCGGATATGGGTACGTTTGGTGTCTCTGCGGAGAAGTTCTCACAGATTGCCGGGCGGTTGGATGACGAAATCGATATCTCCCTGCTGAATGGTCTCGGCAAGGTCGAAACAAACCCGGAGCTTATTAGCAAATTACAACTGAAACGAAAACAGTCGAAGCTGACTATTCCTATCCTCGCGACCCCGCAAATCCCAAAGATCACACTTCCCCTGAATGCAGTCTGTGTTCTGGATACGAAACAGTTCAATGAGATGGTGAATTACGCGGCGTCGGCCTCGGAGTCGGGTCAGCAGTTTTCCTATACGGGGTCTGTCCTCTTATCCAGTTCCGGACAAACGCTATCGGCCTACGGCACCGATGGCAAACGCATGGGAATCGTGGATATGCCTAGCGCCGCCCCGCCATTTTCATTCATCATGCCCGTCCAAGTCATTCAGGCCACCAAAGCTTTGCGGGGCGAGGTCGTCACGATCTACCAAGATACCACGAATCTGTATTTCAAGTCCGGCCCCGCGATTATCGTTGCCCGGCAATTAGCTAAGGAATTTCCCAACTGTAATTCCATCATTCCAAAGACATTCTCTATTATATCCAAAATAGCCGCGCAAGAAATGAAAGAAGCCTTACGTCGTATTGAACCCATCGTTGATAAAGAAAACGATAGAATTACATTGACTATTGGAAGTACCAATGTTATACTAAATGCAGTAGGAAATAACGGTTCTGGTGAGGATGCAATCCCCGCAATTTCAATAGAATCAGACCCTTTATTCGATACATTTAAGTTCGGGATTAAGCTGCATCAGTTGCAGGAATTCTTTAATGAGGTCTCCGGTGACGTTTTGCTAAACGCCAATTCGGAAGGCCAACCAATATACCTCGAAGCCGGAGCCAAAAGACTGCTATGCGCGTCGTTGAAAACGTAATCGAGCAAGACTCCCAGAAAGCCAATCGTCTGCAAGTTGAATTAACCAAATTGCTGACGGATATCGATCAGCAATCCGCGCAATTGGACAAGGATTTCGTCCGGCTCGGGGTGATGTTGCAAGATGTTCGAGAGAACAAATTATGGGAGCCGCTTGGCTACGGCGGGTACAACGCCTTTATCAAATCACTGGCGGAGAAATTCCAACACGCTGGCCGGACAAAATTATACGCAACCGCGCAAATCGCCGAACAACTCCTCGATGTCGCCGCCCCGCAAGATGTAATCGACATGGGCATGTCTAAGGCTTCTAAGCTTGCTTCCGCCATGAAGAAGGCTGACGGGAAGAAGCCAACCGACGAACTCCTCGCAAAAGCTAAGAACCCCAAAGTCACCATTCAGGAATTCGATAAGCAAATAGCCGGGGAATATGAGTTTCGCAATGAGTTTGAAACCGGTGCATGGGTGGATCTTGCCGGTTGTTATATGAGCGCCGAAGAAAAGGCAGAATGGGAACGTGCGATTAAAACAGCGTGCCTTGATGATCCACCGCTACCTATTCTTGACCGTTGGAATGACAACAGCGCCTCACACATCCGGAAGGAAATCTTGTGGCGCTGGACAGCCTCTTATTTGGCGGATAAGGAGCCCGATGTCCTCAAGAAATCGAGTGATGTGCGAGATCAATCCCTCGACCCGCAAACCGATTCGGATTTTTAAATACCCGGCTCGCGCTCTTTATTTGCCGACAGAATTGGTTGCGGAATGGCCCAGAGGCGAGGCGGTATCGGAAATACGGGCCGAGTTAGTGAGACGCAGTGGCGGAGAATGTGCTTATTGCGCGGGGCCGCTTGGCAGAGGTCATATGCACGAAAAAGAACATCGTGGGCGCGGCGGAGATATTAGCTTGGAGAACTCAATAATGATCTGTGCAAAATGTCACATAGGACCCAAGGGAGAACATAAAGATCGCGCCCCGCAGTGGAATAAATCATGACCAAACGTAAAGTAGCAGACACATACCGCCTCGCAATTAAGAAACTGGCCAACGAACAAGAACGGTTGTATCGCAAAGCCGTCAAGGAATTGGGATACAAAAACGAACCCGGCAATATGTTGTGGGACTATTTATTTAATTGTAATGATAGTAAGAAATGGCGGGACGAGTATTGGAGGGATTTGATCGAGGCCGGGGACAATGCGTAGATGCCAGCACTCGGTTTACATTCCCAGAGATATCGAGGGGGAGACTAGCCCATTTTGCTCGGGCTGCCAGCCAATCGAAGTCAAGAGAATTCAGGCAATTGTTTATGAATGCGAGGCCGATGAAAAACTGCCCGACTGCCCCATTTGCCTCAGCAAAGAATTCAATTATGTGAGTGAAGATAAGTACTATTTCTGTCCTCGTTGTGGATTTGATAGTTATACGCTATATTAAAGGAAATATATGAAATATACAGTACATGTAAAAGCTGAAGATTACATCGAAGTCGAAGCGGACTCACGAGACGAGGCGCACCGCAAAGCTATCGACGTGGCTGGATCGATTGCCAAGGTGTTTGAGTGGGATAGCGAAGTAGTTTTGGAGCGAGAATAATGGGCGTTAAAATTACAAGACAAGTCAGTGTAGAAGTAGACGGCAAGACGGTAGTATTCAGCCCCGATAAAGATAGAGTCACTGAATCCCAAACGATTGGGATAATTTGTGATTCTCCTCGATGCGCCGCCCGACACGAAAACGCGAGTTTCATTACATGGGATCATATTCGGGCGAAAGAAGATTCCTCCACCCTGCCTGATGGTTACGAAGGTTTTCATAGGATTTATCCCAACCCTTTCGACGATGAATATATTGTCTGGGTTTGCTCCCGAGAATGCGGAAAAGATTTCTATACATACTCTTATGTTAAGCCTAATACCGCTAAGAAAATCATCGCAGAGCGAGCAGAAAAACTTGTAATTAACACCGCCGCGCAAGAAGCAATCGATGAAGCTCTAGCCGAAGGATATAAGGCAAATGCGGAGTTTGACCGCCGTAGTCAGATGGTTCTGCCATTCGGGGAGCCTACTGAATTTGCCGCGCAAACTGTGGAGGCCGTCGAGGATTCGACTGGATATCCAAACTAATGAATATCATAGATCAGCTTCGCCGAGATGAAGGAGAAGTCCTTCATGCTTATACAGACAGTCGAGGTTATACCACGATTGGCGTTGGCGTGTGCATTGATGCCCGTGTTAATTGCGGAATCACTAAAGCGGAATCCGACATTTTAACGCAGAATCGCGTGGATAGAATTACCACGCAACTAGAGCAACAGCTTCCTTGGTTTGCGGAGCTGGACGCCGCGCGGCAAGGCGCTATCACGAATATGGCCTATAACATGGGCGTCGAGGGCCTTCTAAAATTCCGCCAAACCCTTGAATACATCCAGCAAGGGAATTATGAGGCGGCGGCTGCGGAAATGCTGCATTCGGTGTGGGCGCAACAAGTAGGCGACCGCGCCCAAAGATTAAGTGAACAAATAAGAACGGGTGAGTGGAAGTGATTGAGATAGACGATGTGTATGAAGATGCCGATCTTTTCGTGGTGCTTCAGAGATTGGCCGATAAATATGACAGAGCAAAGGAATTAGAGGACGATGAAATATTTGCAAGGGTCGTTCACTTTACCGGCTGGTAGTTCGAAGATTACGAACGAGATGTGGGAGAAGGCGTTCGGGCCGCCCCGCAAAGAAAAGAAGAAGCCTAAGACCAAGAAAGGTAAGTAATGCTCATCTTATTGGCGGGATTGTCCGGAAGTGGATTTACCGTATTGGCGGCGTACATTATTTATTTGCGGGGCCGTGTCGATACGGCGAATAAAGAAACCGAATCCCTGCGCAATTTAATCAAGTTGTTCTCGGAACGGACAATCGTCGCCGCGCTATCAGATGAACAAATGCGATACATCGTAACTGAGATGTGCCAGTCCGTGTCGCTGGCTATTGCAAATTTATCTGATCCGGAAAGGCTTAACTAGTGGGATGCGATTGCAAAATCGACCAACCATTGATTGACATGTTCGAGGAAGTATTCGAACTGTCTTTCGAGCAATTGCCTGATATCGAAGATTCTCTCATGCATAGCGAGGCATTTCATTTCTTGGTAGACGCAATGTTTGAGGACGAAAACGACAATTATACGGTTATGGCAGATGCTATCAGGTGTGGTATTGAGGTTGGCCGCAGATTAGCAGAAGTACGTGGTTTAGAGAAAATGGTAGGCATTAAGAAATATGACAAAAAGCGAAAAGTCAACAAGTAAAGATTTAACCGGGCAGCAGTTCGGAAAGTGGACAGTCACGGGGCCGCATACTCAGCGAAGTAGTAATGGTGGTATGTTTTGGAGATGTAAGTGCGAATGCGGCCAGAATGGGAAAATATCTAGTACTAGTCTTATTAGGGGAAAGTCTACCCAATGTTGGTTTTGTGGAAGACAAGCCACCCGCAAGCGATTTTGCGCTCAAGGGCACGATACCGAATTATGGGGACGAACATCTAGTTACTCTTGTCGGGCATGTTTAAGAGATAAACATTTAAGAAGTCACTACGGAATAACATTAGAAGAATTCTTCGTAATATATGATTTTCAAAAGGGTTTGTGTGCGGCGTGCAAAAAACCTCTAGGTGATTATAGACCGGGCAAACCCGGATATGGTAACGGATGTCGGATAGAAGTAGACCACGAGCACGGAACTAAGAAGCCTAAAAAAGATACTGTTCGTGGGCTTTTATGCGGAGGACGGTGGGCTGGTTGTAATAGAAAATTGGGCAGAATCGATAAGATTGACTGGCTAACAAATGTACTAGAATATTTAAAAGAACCGCCCGCCCAATCCGCGTTACGAAGGAAGGAAACGTAAATGATTGGCTGGATTACATTCATAAAAGCTCACGAGAGGATTTTCCTGATTCTTGCGGGGCTCGGTGTATTTCTATTCTTGTTGAATAAGTTTGAGAACCACAGACACGACGAAGCTGTGGCTGCCGCTGCCGTTGCGAAGCAAGTGTTAGATGATCAGGTAGCCAAGAACCAGCAGCTCGCCCAGCAAGTCGCCGCCTCGCAACAAGCGTACACCCAACTTGCCGCGCAAATGTCTACGCAAAATGCGTTAATTGCTACGCAAATTGCGGCGCTGAAGGACAAAACCGCGCAACAACAGAAAGTAGATTCAACTCTTACAATTGCGGAGCTGGCGGCTAGGTGGCGGACGCTGATTAGTTCGGCCAATCCCCAAGATGTGCAACCCGCCGGAGAGAATTTGTCCGTATCTGGACAAGCCGGGGTGACGACCGTACAGAACTTAGAATTGGTTGACTCGCTGCATCAGGAGGTATTGGCTGGGCATACAGTGGAGGATAATCTCAATAAGCAGTTAACGAGTTGCGCGGCGGTGAATACAACGCAGGCCGCGCAAATTCAAGGACTCAATGATCAAATCAAGAAAGCAAATGATGCATGTAAAGCAGAATTGGCCGTAGCGAAGCCAACATTCTTTGGAAAAGTTAAAACAGCATTAAAGCAGGTTGGCATCGGAATTGGTATCGGCTTCGCCCTCGGGCATAGATTCTAAAAAGGACCCAATGCAAAAACGACCTAGAATACTTTTTCTCGATCTGGAGACATTCCCCAACATTGGATATTCATGGGGCAAGTATGAACAGAATATCATTCGATTCAAACAGGAGACCTGCCTCGCAACTTACGCAGCCAAATGGCTAGATGAGAAAGAGGTATTCGCAAAGGCTTTGCCGGATTTCAAAGGCTATCGCCCCGGATCGTACAATGACGAGAAATTGGTGAAAGACCTGTGGACTTTAGTCAACGAAGCTGATATTATTGTTGCGCACAATGGAGACCAATTCGATATAAAAGTATTCCAAGCGCGATTTATCTTTCACGGGTTGAAACCTCCGAAGCCGTTTAAGACCATCGATACCAAGAAAGCGACGAAGAAGGTAGCAAGATTCAATAGCAATAAATTGGATGATTTGTCCGCGCTACTTGAGAATGAGAAAAAGATTAAGACGGACTTCGATTTGTGGCAGGGGTGCATTGAAGGTGATCCTAAATCATGGGCGTTAATGGTGAAGTACAACAAGAAAGATATTCTGTTGCTGGAAAAGCTATATCTCCGGCTGCGTCCTTGGATCAGCAATCATCCTAATTTCACTGTAGTCAACCGCGCATTTTGCCCGAAATGTAATTCAAAGAACATTCAATACCGTGGATTCACGATTACGCAGTCTCGTCGATACCGTCGCTTTCAATGTCTTGATTGCGGAGGTTGGGGTCGGGCTGTGAAGTGCGAGGATGGCGCTCGCACGACGAATTGCTAGCGAGGATTATGACTATCAAAGAAACGACAGCTCGAATTAACAAACAATTTGGAGCTGGAGCACTTATTCGTATGGGAGATACCGAGCACGTTCCGGTTCAAGTCATTTCTACGGGCATACCAAGCCTCGATTCGGCTACCGGGGTAGGTGGATTTCCTCGCGGTCGCGTGATCGAGATTTTTGGCCAAGAGGCGGTCGGTAAGACTTCCATTTCCATGTCAGTAATCGGGCAAGCCCAACGGGGTGGTGAACTCTGTGCAATTGTGGACGCAGAGCATGCAATTGATCGGGACCATGCCGCCAAATTGGGCGTAAACGTAGACGATCTTCTCATCAGCCAGCCAAGCTGCGGGGAAGAGGCTCTAGAAATTGCTAAGGCTTTGGTCGAGTCCGGAGATATTGCGGTTGTTGTTGTGGACTCCGTAGCAGCACTGGTTCCTCGCGCCGAGCTTGAAGGCGAGTTTGGTGATGCTCAGATGGGTCTGCAAGCCCGCATGATGTCTCAGGCTATGCGCAAATTGACTGCACTTGTTCACAAGTCCAATTGCGTTTTCATCATGATTAACCAGATGCGCGACCGCATCGGTGTTATGTACGGAAACCCGGCCACAACCACGGGAGGAAAAGCCTTACGCTTCTACGCGGGTATGCGTCTGGAAGTCTCAAAAGCGGGAGCAATCAAGAACGGCGAAGAAGTAATTGGAGCAAGAACAAAAGTTAAAATCCAGAAAAATAAAGTTTCGGCCCCTAGCAAAGTTGCAGAATTCGATCTGCTCTACGACCGAGGATTCTCCCGCTCTGGAGATATTTTTGATATGGCGGTTACTGCGGGGGTTGTGAGCAAGAGCGGGGCGTGGATGACTTACGGGGAAAATCGCTGGCAAGGAAGATTTAATGCTGTAGCGTTCTTGGACGAGAACCCCGCAATTCTAGAGGAGATTGAAAAGGAACTGGTATGAAACGCAAGACTATATATTTGGCAGGATTGATTTCTACTGATTATCCCGAATCTTTATTGTGGAGAATTGAAGTAACTCCCATTCTGGAGGCTCATGAGTTTGATGTTCTTTCTCCAATGCGGGGCAAAGAGAATCTTGCCCTCGAATCTCCGGACGGCGGCATTACCGATCCTAATCTCACGTCGAAGGACATCATCCTGCGAGACTACCACGATGTCGTGGCGTCCGACGTCATTCTGATGCATTTGGAGAGCTTCGGCTCGCCCCGCCCATTGCTAGGAACAATCTGCGAGCTGGCATGGGCGTGGGAGATGAAGAAGCCGATTATCGCGGTCGTCCACCCCGCAAATAAATTGATGCTCAACCATCCTTTTGTAAAAGAAGCAGTATCCCATTATCTCAATACCACGGAAGAAGCCGTTGAATTCATAGCCCATCATTTTGGGTCACCGAAACGAAGTGCTGCCTTTATCAATTAGGAGATGACGTGTCCGACGAAACAAATCCCAAGGATTTACTAGGGATTAAGAAGATATCCACCTTCGTTATACCAACAACAGCCACTTTACATTTAGCGCACGCGATGATGGATGGTGCGAGGAAATATTCAAGTTTCAACTGGCGGTCAAAGAAAGTACGGGCCAGCATTTATTTAGATGCTTTAGAACGACATGTAATGCTTTGGAAGGAAGGCGAGGAACAAGCGGAGGATAGCGGGGTTCATCATCTAGGACATGCTATGGCCTGCCTCGCAATTATCTTGGATGCTTTGGAAACCGGGAATCTTGTAGATGACCGGCCTCCAAAGGGCGAGGGATGTATCAAGCTGATGAAAACTCTCAATTCGTTAATTGCGGAGAAGAAATGAAATACGCGGAGTGTCATCCAGATCGACGCCACTACGCTTATACTTTGTGCAGACCGTGCTATAAGAATATTCACGAGCCGACAATAAAAATAGCCAAGTGCCATCCAGAGAGGAAGCACAAGGCTAAAGGATTATGCGAGGCGTGCTATTACAAGAAAAGGAATTTGACGCGAGTAAAGAAGAATAGGGCAATCAGGGAACGTACGAAGCAGAAGTATCAAGAAAATCCACTTCCGGACAAAGTTCAGACAGTCATGGATAATTGGGTGGCGAAGCTAGAGGACCCCGCATTAGTAGAGAATTTAGTACGGGGTATTTTCAATACCAGAAAACCGAGAACAGGGGTGTACAGTGCTTAATGACTTGAGTAAACGATGTCACGAAGCCAACAAGAAATGGTGGCAAGACCCCGCAACCGGGCATACAATCTCCCGTAACAAGGGAGAAATGATTGCTCTTATGCATTCCGAGCTGTCGGAAGCTCTGGAAGGCGAGCGCAAGGACTTGCCGGACGATAAACTCCCGCATCGCCGCATGGCTGAAGTTGAATTAGCGGATGTCCTGATCCGGATATTTGATTATTGCGGGGCATACGGGTACGACCTCGATGGAGCTTTCGAAGAGAAAATGTCATATAACATGAAAAGGGCTGATCACACGCATGAAGCGCGGATGCAGCCCGGAGGGAAGAAATTCTAATGTCTAAATTAAAACTAACTGAACTGCAATTGATGCGCCTGAACCGCGCATATTTTGAAACAGAATTGGCCGGTATTAAACTCAAAGAACTCATGGTAGAGAAGCAACGAGTCTTTGAGGAAATCCAGAAGGAAACTCAGAGTAATTTTCAGACATGGAACGCGGGGACCGGAGAGACTGACTACGATCTTCCGGGCGAGGCGATTGAGGTTATCCCGCCACCCCGCAAACGGAAAAAATAGCTATTTACCTTTGAATGCGGAGATGAAATCAGCGCCTTTATTCAACCCGTAGAGACCACCAGAAGCAGCCGTTACAAACCACGCAGGCCCCGTAAGATCGGGCATGGCGTGGTTTTTTATTACTAGGTATGTTATCCATCCGCAGGTGAAGCCTATCAACACTCCACCGGCCACGCGGCTGTAGCTGCCCTGCCCTTCTTCTGAAAACACGCTTTTAGTGAACGCCAGAAATGATTGAATGTATGCTTTAATCATAAGCTCCTTATTGGGAAATGGTAGCGGGTATAGTTGTCGCTCCGCCGCCAACAATTACTTTACGAGTTGACAGATTATATTCCCAATCCGTTATCCAAAGCTGATTCAGCGGAACTCCGGATACAATATTGATTTCTTGACCAATCGTACCGAACGGAGACGCAGTTAAAGGAGCCTGAATTGTCGTATGGGACATTCGTATTTGAGCTATCCCGGAGATCGATCCCACGTTTAATATTCCATTCGGAATCGTTGTTACTCCTCCATTGCTGCAATCAGAGCTATTAAATGTTGGCTGATATGGTGCGGTGTCACAAAAGGGCGTAGCGTAGGTAATTTTATTGCCGTCGCACGTCCAGTTTTCCAACATCGGGTTTAGTCCGTCGCCGAAACGAAAGAAATATGTTACCGGATGAACGGCGGAAGTAACGATGAATGTATTATTCGAACAAGAACTAGTACCATGCGCACCAATCGTCTGCTCAGGATAAACATTGACATTGTTCGTTTCTTTACCTGAACCAAGAGTCAAACCGACTGTATCATCGATGATCAAATTATTATTGAACGAAGAGTCCTTAAATTTTCCTAATTGATTGAAGAATTCTTCTCCGGCCCAAGCTACAAAAATATTGTCGTGAACATGATCATCCCACGTTCCGTAACTATTCGATGAGATGTTTACTGCTAGATGAGGGGATACACCGGAAGTAATGTCGGGTCCTCGGCCATCGCACACAATATGCCATATTTCCTCGTGCGGTCCCCCTGCCTCTATACATTGTCCTGAATCGGTTACATAACTTTCGCTAACTCTTCCCCACGCGCCAATTAGATTCAATGCCGAAGTTGAAGTAAAATTCTTTGGCCCCCCAAGCCCAACCCCCGCCGCGTACAAATGGCTCGCATCGTAGTTAATCCCCGATAAGTAGAATCCCTCATATGATCCTCCAATTGCTTTGACATGATCGACGATCAGACCATCGGTATTGTCGGCTCGAAGATTTTTGATAGGATTCGTCGCGTTTTTAACTTGACGGAGCGTTATGTCGTGTACTGATACATTGGTAATCGGATTCACAGTACCGTTATACGGCGATAACTCGGCTTGACTGCCGAAAGAGATCACCGCAAGAGATGATGTTGCCGGTTCCCAATTCTCTAGTATCGTAACATCAGTTCCGTCGCCCCAAATCGCAATATTATTATACGCCCGCGTGCATACTCCGAGGCCGAGACTTGTGAAATTGCCGATTGTTGAACACGGAAGGCTGAGTCCATGCGTAAGATACAAACCTTTTGGGATCGAGAATACGCAGCCACCACGACTCGCACAGGCGTTCATTGCATTCGTGAATGGAACGTCGTTATTCGTTCCCCATACGACTCTGCTTGATGGGGAAGAAGAATTCGAAGCTTGGACCGCGAGAGTGACTTGAGTACCGCTCTGAACGCTTAAGATCGTCGTGGCTAGGGGCTGAATGAAACCATTTAGCGTTGCACCGCTGTCATACACAGAAATTACTTTATTAACGTCCGCTGTGACGAAATGGGAAGCTTTGCAAGTCAGCGTTGTAGATGAAGCAGCCATTGAACAGTCGGTAGCAACTTGACCATCCGGTTTGGCTCCATAACTTCGTACATTGATAACATTGGCTCCAGTGTTCGCAGTCTGAGCCATGAGACACGTAGCGAAAAATAGAATTAATCCGTATTTAATAGCGGTAGTCAATGACAAGCGTGTCTCCTTGCTGCGGAGTGAAGTTCAAGATAAGGATGTTATTCTGAACCGAATATTGCGACGGGTCTTGACGGCCTGAATTATAATAAACTCGAACTGATCCTATCGACGGTATATTAGCTAATGGAAAATTCGTTGTTATCCCATCAATTAGTTCTGACAAGACTTCATTGTCAACCGGAGTTGATAGGACAATGAAGGTCTGATCCCCGTTATGAACGATCTGACTCAACGCGGAGATTCCACTATTGTTCACATTGTTTCCAATTTTATATGCAGCTCATAAATCATCTGACCCGGAGTGTTAGATGTGTACCCGTATTGATATTGGATAACGGTGCCGTTTTGAGCATAAATGACAATTTCTCCACCTAATGCCGTTCCAGTTGTATTCGCCGCCGAAGTAACACTATTTCCTGATACAGTTGTTTTTGAAACACTATCTGTGGGAGACGTGTATAAAATCTGAAACCCGCTGCTTCCTCCCAATGTAGACGATACACCGTCCGCAGTAGTAATCGCTGCCGACCAAGAAATACGGTACATGCCCGTTTGGGAAGCGGTCGCAATCGTCGTAGCAGAAATAGCGGCAGATTGTGCCGTAAGATTTACGGAGGCAACTTCAAATGGCGAAGCAAGGACAGGAACCCGTTGCCGGTCCATCGGGGTAGCTGCTGGGCTCAACACAGCTTGAAGAGAATTTGCAAGAACTTGCTGCCCCACCGCGCTAGGGTGATTTGACGCACCCGCGTTTATATTTGCCGCGAGTGTTCCATTGAACGCACTAGCCGCGTCAACGACAACAACGTTAACACCATCTCTTGCTAGCTGACTGGAAACAATATTGATAATATTATTATAGGGAGCTTCTCCGGAGCCCGTTCTATTTGCCGCCTGAATTGCATTTACAACATATGTGGACGGCCCAGAGGGATTGAAAGCGTTACCCGCGTTCGCGGTCAAGCCGCCATTCCCGGCAATAAAACTAATCCCGCCGTTGTTTGTTCCGGAAGCGTATGTAACCACTACGGTGTGCGGCCCCGGAAACAATCCGCCGATCCTTATAGCATAAGGCCAATTGAATGAGCTGAGAGGGCTGGCATTTGCGCCTTGATTGACAATATTTCCGTAATTTATTCCGTCAACGGTCACAGATAATGTAGAATCGTTCGTTTGTTGAGTCAGTCCGCCAACATAAACTGCCGAACCGTTAACAGTTGCGGTAGCAGTCGCCCCGATAGTACTTGTAAATTTAAAAGGTTGGCCAAATACCGTAGTACTACTCGACCAATTTACATAAGAAATAGCGGCATTATTTGCCCAGAATTTATTTACATCAGGAAGTCCGGCGCTAACTAGAGCATACAACAATCCGGCCTGATATTGCGCCTGATAACTGACGGACGATCCTCCGGTAAAGGAGTCGTTTATGCCGGTCTCAACCACATTTATGTTTCCAACAGCTTGGGTAATTCCATTGATACTTGTAATTTGATCGGCGATGCCGCTTCCCGAAATTGCATTATTGGTGCCAACCCATCCATTTTTGGCGCACGTTAACGCGAAATAATTTTGTGTTGAAGGACTTGATAGACCAAAACCAACAGTGATCGACGACCCAAATCCATTAACAGAAGTGGCGGAATTCGCCGGAATCGAACCCGTAGACAGTTGTAGACCGGATGTTGATGAGAGAAGTCCCGAACCAGTAATAGGAATTTGTATCGTCATTAGCCTAGATATTTCGCTCGTGCTCTATACGCAAATTGCATTGAGGTTGCTCCGGATGTGGCGTAGGGGGTAACTTGGCCAATGTCGTATTGAATATTAGTTGAGGCTTTTGCATTTACCACAAATGTAAACTGTTGGAAGGTTGATGTGGTATTGCCTGTACTTGACGCCGTCGCATTTACTGTAATTGTGGCCGAGGAATCTTGATCAGTATAGATAAGGCGAGAATCCGGCAAAGTGGATGAATTTGTTCCCGGCTGCGATACAACAATATAAACAGTTATTTCGTAAATACCGGTTCCGGAAGCGGGGACCGCGTATAATGTCGTTGCCGCTACATTCGCCCCTTGCGCAGTAAGATTCGCTTGTCCGTATATGGATGGAATGCCGTTTGCAACTGTTGAAATATTATTATATTTGGTAAGAGCACCCTGCATCTGAACGATGCCAAGTTGACTCTTATCCGCTGCTGCAGCGACGAAAATTGCCCAAGTATCTGGGTTATTGCCCCCTCCGCCTGTTTGATCTTCTATCCGAAGACCGTAGTTGTGAGAAACTACCGCAGCGGTTGAGGGACTGGCAACACGAATTCCATAATTATTTGTAACAGTTCCGGAACCCGCCGCTCCGGTACTCTCAATTAATATTCCTGTTACGCTTGTGGCAGGGCCGCTACCCGTATTTTGGGCTGAATAAAGTAATCCCGCTATAGAGGCGACGCTACCTGAACTGTCGTTGAACGCGCCTCCAGTTACGCCAATAATATTTGTAACAGCCCCACTACCAAGATGATCAGCTTCAACTAGCTGCGCGACAATTTGACTAATTGCGTGAGTATTAGTGGATTTCGAAGAGGCGATGTTCCATAAGGCGAAATATGTATTACTACTATCAGCCGATGGATTTGCCTCGATGCCACTAACTAATGTTGCACTTGTATTATTGGGCAACGAAGACGATGATATACTTTGAGTAACATCGAGGATTGATGTACCGGTCGGGCCTGAAGTTTCGCCAGAAATAGGATCAATTTGACCCGGAGTATTACCCGGCCCAATTCCTACGCCTCCAACTGTGTTCACACTTTTGTTGAAAGCAAAATTTGCATTGCCGCCGAACGAACCCGAATCGTTGAATTGTATTTGAGTATTTGATCCACTGGGAGTTCCACCGCCGCCTCCACTCGCCAAATTACCCTGTCCAGTTCCGGACGAATCAATCCAGCCAACAACATCTCCTTTAATGTCCTTAATTTGAAGGGCATCTTGGTCAGAAGTTGTTACTATCGATTGCTTTGTGAATGGTTTTGGGGTTGCCATACTAATTAGGATTACCAATAACGAGATAGTTAAACGTAGCGGCTCCGCTAGGAGCGTAAGTTATCGTAAATCCTGAATTCGATTGAGAGGTAATGATGGCAGACGTGATTCCAGCAGTAGTAGGAGTGATCACGATGGCAGGAGTAGATGTATAATTGGTGGTAAACGTGGCAGATACCGTTGTGCCTGAACCGGAAGTGAGGGTACCGGCCATATCATTGTTAGCCGCTTGGGTACGGATGTGTGCTCCTTTCCCTTTGTTAAATAGGAAATCGCCGCCGCCCTGAAACTGCCACAGGATCGAGCCACCGGAGGCAAGATTGATGTTGCTGGCGGAATTGAGGTTCATCGAGCCGCCGCTCTGCGACATGCCTATGCTCGTTGAATTCGTGAACCCGTAAGTCGGAGTGGTCAGCCCTCCATCGGGTCCGGTTAAAATATTGCTTACTGCTACGGGATTGTTAGAAGTACCCGCGACTGCCGGAGCAGTGAATGTCGCGGTTCCGCTAGTATTACCCGCCAGCGCCAACACACCATTTCCACCGCCAATCACACCGACAGTGAGCTTGGCCGCACCATCTGTGGTTAAAAAAGTCTGAGTAGAAGTTGCTTGCCCACCCCCGCCAAGAACCACTGCATTCGAAGTCAACGATGCAGCAGATGTAACTGCGGTCGGAGCGGTCAATGCCCCAGTGGTCGCATTCAGGACAATTGGCGCAGATGCGGTAACAGCAAATGTTCCCGTTCCCGTTGGCAACGTTAGCGTCGGGGTCGCCGCATTTGCGGGAGCGGTAATTGTATATTTACCCGAAGCAGTGGAAGACGCCAAAGCTATGGAACCAGTGGACGTACCGGGGATTCCCAACACAGGCGCGGTCGTATAAGCAGGAGCTGCAGACGACGTAGTATTATTTCCTAATACTGTGCCGCCCCCCGCGTTTGCGAGAGTAGGGGCCAAAGTACCGGAAGTCGTTACCGGAGAACCGGGAACTACAGAATTAAGTACGGTTCCGTCCCCGGTCATGGACACGGACGTTACGGTGCCGCTTCCTCCGCCCCCGCCGCCAGAACCCGGAGTATTTCCAGTAGGAACAGTATATTGTTTGTTCATATCTAGAACGTCTCCAGAATCGTGACTACTTCGGAAGCACCGCTAGTGATTCCGTAAACAGCCTGTGTGGTTGCGAACCCAATACTTGCGCCCTTCGTACCAGTCAGAAGATGCCCTGTCGATGTAGTGACATTCGACTCGCCTAGATAAACGTCCGTGGTGCTGGTATTTACAACTTGAAATCCAGATCGCGAGGCATTTGCTGCCACTAATTGCGTGGCGGTTCCGGTAACAGTAACTTGCGTACATTTAAACGGATAAAACTGATAGCCCATAAAATTGGTCCTTTTTAATAGTTGAAAGAATGAGTTTTGTGTGGTATAATTAGCGGTATGAAAAGAATACCGTTAACGCAAGGCTACGAAGCAATTGTTGATGATGAAGATTATGAACGAGTGTCACAATACCACTGGTCTGTGCTAATCGCTCCGCACAGCAGAATGATTTATGCTCATCGCGGGCAATACATCAGTCCCGGCAAGAAGAAGGAAATTCGACTACACAGATTTATTATGAACGTAACTGATTCTCGTATTTATGTTGATCATATCAATCATAATGCGCTGGACTGTCGAAAAGAGAATATGCGGCTCTCCAAAGCGCACGAGAATTCTAGAAATAAACGGAAAACTAGATCAAATACCCACTCCAAATTTAAAGGCGTTACGCAACAGAAGGGCAGATGGCGTTCCGTTATTTGGTTAAACGATGGAAGTAAAAAGAATCTGCATCTTGGATATTTTGATAATGAGGTTGACGCCGCCCGCGCCTATAACGAAGCTGCAATTAAATATTTCGGGGAGTTTGCCTGCCTCAATAAACTATAGTTTGTCCAGATGTGGACAATTAAGAATCTTTACGATTGTGTGCGGCTTGCGCGGTCAGCCAAGCTTCCCATCTAGTTTCTTGCCGTTGTAATGTTTCATCGATGGAATTTAATGAGGCTTCCATATGCGGGAAGTGATTTGACGCCATTGAATTTACGTTATCTTCTACAACGGCTGCGCGATGTTGCATTTGATCCAAAAATCGCGCAAATTTATAAACAGCAATACACACTGCGGGCCAGCCAATCAACTGAATATGATCGACTGCCCACGCAAAAGGGGTGGAATCTTGCATGGCCAGAATATCCTTAGGATTGATTTATCGGCCTCGCAGGGGATTTGGGCCGTAGAGTCTTATGGTTCGAAGAACGGACAAGAAATACCCACACCGTCGGTATTCGGCAAGTGTGAGGTCACGGTTCCGAGAGTTGCCGGGAGCACTCCGAAGGATGCAGCGTTCGCCGCCGTCCCGTATCGAACTGAGTTCGTGTTATACATGATCTCGCCGTGTTTCGTATCATCAGACGGCTGGATACCTAACACCGTGCAACCGGAGTTCGTAGTCGAGGATTGAGCAAGCCAATATACTCCGGGGCTCAGTGTCACGGGGCTACCAAGAGTATTTGTCTGTATGGTCGGAGAAGTAGCTATAGCAAATGTGCCGGAATCCAGTAACTTGTTTCCGGACATATTATAAATACCGAATGTGATCGAATTCGCCGCTACGTTGTTCGAAACCGCAGTGCTGATATTTCGAATCGTGATAGAGTACGCGAGAACGAATTGCGTGACGCGAACTTGGTTATTGGCGTTCACAACTGTAGCGGAGGTAACGCCAATTTGATCCATCTGTGACCCGTCTATGAATAGTCCGGGTCCGAAAAATCCGCCTTGTCCCGCAGTAGCTAGCGAGACTCCGGTGGCAGCCCAAGTGCCGTCGCCCCGCCAAAAGGTAGAAGACGTTGCGCCTGTTCCAGAATTGAAATCATTGACTACGAGTGTTCTGAATGTTGGCGCGGCGGCTGCGCCACTACCCGGCCCCGCAAATAATGTATTGGCCGTCTCATTAGCCTTTGTAACTGTTATAGTTCCGGAACTCGTAACAGGGCTTCCGGAAACCGTAAATTCGGCGGGCATGACGAGGCCGACGCTGGTTACTGTGCCACTACCGCCCCCACCAATTAATCCACCGGGCGGATTGACGGGAATGATCGTTCCTACGTCTAAGGGGTTCGGGGAGGCCGTTAACTGCCAGTACTGCGGGTATTTAGAGGCTTCCGTGCCGTCTTGCTTGAACCAGCGAACGATGTAGAAGGTGCCGCTGGGTAGAAGATCGGCATTATCCCATAGCAAAACCGGTGGATTGCTGGGGATACTGCCATTTATATCAAGATTGATTGTTTTCTTAAGCGCTCCGGAAACAGTTCCCGGATCAGTAGTTTCCTTAGCATCGTGGCTCAATTCCAGTAAAATATATCCAAAACTCAGTGGCGAGCCAAACTCGTCCTGAAAGTGTCCGCCGGTGAGCTGGAGATTAGGTACGGGCATATTTATCCGAAATAGAATCCATATGAATTATTGCCACTACTGCTCGGTACGCTGGGTAAAAACGCAATAGCTGCCGCGCCCCACTGCGTTTCGGTTCCTCCAGAGAAAGCAGTAGCTATTGTTCCTGCGGTTACGTTTAAAGCATACTGCACTTGTCCGAACTGAACTGCGACGGGATTTGGTCCTAGAGCGTATCCCGACCCCGCAGAGATCAAACCAGTTTCCCCAGCATAAATAGCCACTAATAAATCTGAAGCTGTAGTGGTAAGATTGCCGGGATTGGGAGTACTCGCCGCCCCGGACGTGTTACCGCTATTATCCACACCGCCTGCCCCCGCAGTTTGAGACACTCCGGAGAATTCAAATAATGCAAATTCTACTGTTTTAGTTCCACCATTGCCGCCGGAAGCATAGCTAAAAGTTGTCGCGGTTCCAGAAGAGATGGCAGGGGCATTAGGAACTATTCCAATAAGCGTTTTTCCCTTCCAAAGAGTGCCGCCATCCGCGCCTGCGGAGCCGCCGAGCTGTGTCCAAAATCCCGCACCTTGTCCAGATGTGGATAAAGTGGGTGGTCCCGGTTGAGTTGCATTACTGCTAGTGAACCAGCACGCGGCCATAAGAAAATTGCCGCTTGTTGTATTTGAAGAAAAATTTCCAGTACAAGATATGCTGCCGTTACTTGAGGATGTGGTATGGCCGCCGAGCGTAGATTGTACTAGGGCGATACTCACGGAATCGAAACCAAAATACTAAGATTTACGCGGGTCACCGTAGAGGCCGAATTGACATTTATTTGGAGTTCGTCACCCTGTGCGAGAGCCGTCGTCCAAACACTTAACGCAAGGTTCTCATTTTTCTGCGCCGAACTTAAAGTTGGCTTGTCGGTCGAGGCAATACTGACAGTCGTAGGAAACCCCGCATACGTCGAGCGCAAAACGTCTATTACACAGGAGCCAGATTGATCCGCTGTTAAAACCCACCCGGTCACCGTACAAGCGGTCGGAACTGACCACTGTCCTTTTGCGCCGGTTGTAATCGCAGAACCGCCGCCATCAACTTGAAAATTGAACGATGCAACTCGTGTCGCCGCCGCTACAATCGGAATACCGCCCGGCGGATTAGTAGGAATCAAAGTGCCTACGTCGGTTGGATCGGTGGATATCACCCAAAACTGCGGTCCAAAAGCGTTGGTGCCGTCGCTCTTAAAGCCCCGAACAATATAGTAACTACCTGCGGGTGTAAGCAACGAATTAATAAACAAATACGTTGGCGGATTACTTGGAATATTTCCGTTAGTATCCAGCGTGACAATTCGCTTGAGCCCCGCAACCACTTGCTCAGGAACACTGCCTAAATTGCAGTCATGGCTGAGTTCAATAAGCAGGGTGCCATTAGAAAGCGGGGAGCCTTCTAGGTCCTGAAACAATCCACCCTTAATCTGCGCCATGCCCGTAGGTGTCGCCATTTAGCTCCAGAACGTCAATGAATTCATATCTGCTACACGGGTATGATTAGGTGACCGCGCCACATTTTCTAGGAACCACTCGGAGGTTATATTATTAAGGTCTGCCCAAAACAGTGCCGCATTCGTATTGTCTTTGGCAGTGCCATCGAACACGCCATCGATTTCTGCGAGTACTCTCAAAAAATCCCGGTCCCAAGCATTCGGAAAGCCAATGGGTTGTTCCAAAGTTGCGGAGCATTTATAGATGTTCTGAATAACGTCGAACCAATTACCCCAGCCCTTTTTAACTCTCGTAGCGATCACCTGCGCGATCAAGAGACTTGCGGCGTGGCCACCGTAGGTCCTGCCGTGTCGCCAAGCTGTCAATGCTAGCTGACCTTTGATTAGGTCTGCGTAGCGACTGCTGCCTACCGTTTGTTGCGGGGCGGTACTGATACCGTAATTTCCCAACGAATATCCCATTATTTCTTCACATGCTTTGGCAGGTGCTTGCCACGAGTTGCGTTATCCCATTCTTTCAATCGCGAGGCCCCGAGTACGGATGGATGACTGTGAAGATAGCCAGCTTGAGCCTGCGAAACAAACGGATTGCTGGGCACCAATCCACCTTTCGACGGGTCGGCGGCAGCGGGCATCGGCCCTTGTGCGATCTCGACGTTTTTACCGGTGAGACGAGACTTAACTTTCTGATGTTCGTGTGTATAATCCAAGGGCTTTACTTCAGTATGCCCGGCACATTGATCGTATACACAATTGGGATCGCTGCATTTCATTGTTCTTCTCCTATTGGTGCGGGTTCGCTCAAAGGTTGCGAGGCCCCTTGCATTACACTGCTAAGTCCGCGTCCGGCCTGCTGTTTGATTACGGTGCCGAGAGCTTGTCCAGTTCCGGACTCGGCGGCTTTTGCAACTTTTCCCGCCAATCCAAGACTTTTCCAAACTGCGGGGTGATTGGCAACGTAATCTAGCATTTTCCGTCCGCCCTCAAATCCTCCGCCTTCGATTGTCAATCCTAATAAAGTTCCAACTCCTGCGCCTATAGGATGAGCGATGGGTCCAGAGATGGCAGACAACACACCTAAACGCATCAATCTCTGAACTTGAGCGGCGCTTTTGGTATCCTGCATTAGCTGTTGGATAGCGGTGTCGCCAATCTTAGAATCAAAGAGACTGTTCTTGGCTTCATTTGGTAACTTTGCCCACTTCTGGACAAGAGCTGTCGGATTCAATCTTCCATTTGGAGAAGCATCTTCTAGCATCGTACTGAAAACATTTTTACCAATATCTTTAGCCCCGTCATCGCCCAACAGTCCAGTCAAGGCTTTAACCTTGGCTCGGGCATCACCACTCATGAGATACTTGCCAATGTCTTCTTTGGTCCCTGTGCGTAAAACATTGGCTGTCGCATAAGCAATGCGATCCTCTGGTTTTCCAGACGGAGTGAAATATTTGATTTTGTTTTTGTAGTCTTTTCGAAGTGCCGCGTAATCGGATTTAGCAGCAGTATCCCCAGATTGATCTGCCAACTTTCCCAAAGTATCGTCCACGGAAGGTAGCAATTTATAAAGCGTTCGGGCATTAGGGTCGCCGGGCGGGTAAGAATCCGCCAATTTTCTAACGGCTTGCCGGAAATCAACTAAATCATTTACTTTCCACGCCTGCCCTTCTTGCGCAGCGGCCTTATCAAGCAAAGCCTTCACTGGTTTGTCCATTCTTTCGCCAGCGGCTTCTTTCGCAGCAGCCACCAACCCGTGCTCGGCTGGTTCGGGAGCCTTAATCAATTCTTTTGCAGTAGCGGCGATAGGACTGTCCGCATGAGGAACTTCTTTATCGCCCAAACGTTCGGTCAAATCTTGAATGCCCGCCTCGAACTTCGTGTGCATGGATTGCTTGGCGGCATCTACGGCGTTTTTAGCACCTTCGGTTACTTCTTCCTTGGATGGTGCAGCTTCGGCAACCTTGCCGAGTGTTTCTACGGTTTGTGCGGCTTTGCCGCCTTTTTCAAGAAGGCTTCCGGCACCTGCCCCGACTGCGCCAAGAACACCGGAAGTCCCGGCCATCGTTGCGCCTTCTTTGGCGGCCTCGTCAACATCCCCGCCAGTCTTGGCAAGAGTCTGCGTTCCTTGTACCGCTCCTTGCCGCATAGCCTCGCCGACAATTTCAGTAGCCTTTGGATAGTTCTTCATGGCATCCGCGCCAATCTGAACAGCTTTCATCAATTTCGGGGATTTCTCAAACATTTGAGCAACGCCAGAGGCGGCCTTAAGTTTATCCGCCAACGACAAACCTTTTAGAGCCTCGTCGCCCAAGAGAAATTCAGTCAGCGTTTCCCCTCCGTATCCAATCCGCCCCGCAGTATTATTAGTGGCTTGCTCTTTATTGTGCTGGACGGATTTCTCTACGGTGTCATAGGGATTCTGATCGGGTCCTAGTTTAGGAAGACCGAGAGCATCACCTAATTTCTCGGAAACGTAACTTGTACCGGGAATGTGGCTGCCGATCTTGCCCAGCCCCGCAACTGTTTCAGCAGCACCAGAAGCAATTCCCTGCCCCATTCGTTCTAAGAATGGTGCTTGCGGGGCGGCGGGTTGTCCGGATGTGGACTGATCAAGACCGGCAGATAAATCTATACCGGACCCCGCATCTTGTTTGGGAACCAAACCCGCCGAAATATCAATTGGCTGTGGTGTCGGAGTAGCCATTAATTTGTGACCTGATATCCTTGAGCTTGCGCGGCGGCTTTAGCAGCATTCGCATCGCCGGTAGGATTGGCTTTCTGCCACGCGCTGAGACTAAATGTATGAGATTGCGGGGCTGCTGGCGGATTCTGTGCGCTCCCTGCCGACGTGCCATATCCGATATCTTGCCCAATGATGCCTTTATAGGCTTTTTGTGCTTGCGGCGAAATCAAATTATTCAATGGAGAAACCATCCCCGGAGGAGAGCCATTATCCCATTGAGACTGCAAAGAATCGAATTGACCTTTGAGTAGTCGGGCAACTTCTTGAATATTATCTTTCAATTTACTAGGAACATTGGTATTCAACTTATCTTTCCAACCTTCAACTTCATTTTTATCGGCTACACCCGCTTTATACGCTTTTGCTAGTTCTTCTCCGACCGCATCTTTTGCCACGTTTAGACGATTCGCTTGTTGACGAGCAGAAGAACCGAACGCTCCGATTTGAGTTAAATCCTTTAATCCGCCAATGGTAGAAAGGGCACTGATATTGTCATTTGCCTCCTTCAAGTGTTCCATTGCTGTGCTAAATGCTCGGGTACCTTGAGCTTCTTTGCCCGAAGTAAATCCCATACGAGTTTTCTCGTATATTGGAAAACGAGAAGCATCGAATCCCGGATGAGTAGCATCTCCGGGGAAAGCATTGGCGAGGATTTCTAAATAATTCTGACCTACCGAAGTACGCAGGGCTTGAGCAGTATATGGAATGGTTCCTTTGCCAATCAAACGCACTGCGTTTTGTTTTTCCGAAGGTAAGCTATTTATATACGTATTATCGATACCGTTCTCAAGTGGGCCGTGTTGAGTATTTGCGGGCGCGGCTTCGGCTTTTTTCTTAGCCAAATCTAGTTGCTTAATTTGGCCTTCGAGTTGTTCGTTAGTTAGTTGCTGAGATTCTTTCTTAGCTTTTGCTTTTCCAGTTGGAGTGCCTTCTTCGGCGTTGATTCGTGCGGTTTCCGTAGCTGCGGCTTTTCCAGCAGCGATACGATCCTCGCGTTTTTCCTTGAGACCTTCGAGTTCGTCTTTACCCACCAAACTACGCATAAGCCCCGCAGCTTGAGGATTCTTTGCCTGAAGGTTATTAATCTGATTGTCGATTTCTGTAGAGGAACCATCGTTGTGGTAGGCTTCAATGGCGGGCAATAATCCCGGATTCTCTTTGATCTTGTCCACTACATTAACTTTGCCCGGTCCAATGGCCTTATCAATCTCATTCTGCGTCTGATCAACGAGGTCCATACGATGATTCATTTGGGCCAGAACTGCGGAAGAAACGGTTGCACCTTCAGGAATTTGTGTAGACGATCCCTGCTTCTGAAGGCCGTATTTCACCATCTTGTCATATTTTTCTTGCGTAAGCGGGGCCTGCGTAGTTCCGTCGATAACGCTGTACGTCAGTTGAGAAAGCGGAACGCCATTTTCGTCCGTCGCCCGCGAGCCATCCGGTTTGAAGACAGCAACTTTACCATCCGGCACTGCGATATATTTGGACGGATCGTAACCTTTCTTCATCAATTGATCGGACGGAACGTCTTTGTCTTTAACCGCTCCAGTATTAGCCCACTGAGCCAAATCATCGGCATGATTGGAAACGATTTTATCTTTCTGTTCGTCGTTTTCCTTGCCGATAGCGTAAGCAGATTTCATGGCGTCGAAATTCGCCTTCATAATCTGCGCTTGGCGGACTTTGGCCTGTTGCTGGCGCTCAAAATCTTCCTTAGCCATTGCTTGGTTCTGTGCCTGAACAGCATTGCGTTGCTGTTGTGCGGCGGCGAATCCAGCGGCGGCGGATCGACCTTCGCTTCCGGGACCGCGCTCCCCCGCGCCCGCGAACATTCCCGTGAGGGCACCGGCTAGGATTCCCTTAGCCAATTGGCCAGAAGTTTGAGGAACACGGGTAACCGACATCGCCCCAGTTTGTGGATCGACGGAATATTGCGTTTGATCCCCGCCCCCCAGAGCGTTCAAGAGATTATGAAAAAGATTCGCCTTTGGATGCGCGGCTACGACCTGAATGGGCGGACCCTGCGGCTGGGCAGGCGGAGCCATCGGCGCGGCAGCGACCGGAGGTTGTCCAGAACTGGACTGATCCGGTTCGGGAGACTCGTCTACTTCTGGTGCTTCTATTACCTGATCATCATCTGCCATAATTATCCTGTCGATGAACCTACGTCGCCCCAACCACCTGAATCCGACGGAAGGAATCCTCCTCCGCCCCCGCCACCAGAGCCGCCGCTACTGCCCTTCATCAAGCCGCTAGTAAGTCCACTGGTGATCCCCCCGAGCGCCCCGCCAACGACATTCATCCAAGAATTGTCTTGCTGAGCAATTTGATTTGCCGTATTTGCAGTCGCCGATCCTGCTCCAGTAACCGAATTCCCCGCACTTATGGCAGGATTAAATACATTGGGAGCACCGGATAAAATTCCAGCAGCTGACAACCAATTTTGTCTGCCGACTTGGGCATTTTGTAGATTAATATTTGACAGTTCGTTGGCGGTTTGGCCAGCTCCAGCTTGTGCAATATTTGCTTGCAACTGAGCAGTAGTGCCACTTGGAAGTAAAGCATTTCCTCCACCCGCTGCGGCAGATCGTTCTCCGGCGGCCTGTGCAGCATTACGATAAGCCTGCCCGGTCTGCGTAATGGCTTGAGATTGAAGATTAGCCAATTCCGGTGCGGTAAATCCGTTTTGACCGGGACCGGCTGCGGCAATTGGTTCAAAACCAGCGGTTAAGCTATTGAAAATATTTGACGAATCCCCAAATATTTGTTGAGCGCGATTGCTTAGACTATTTAGATTGTCAAGCTGCTGATTATAGATTTGCTTTTGGTCGGTTCCGGCTCCACAAGCTAATTCAGTCAATCCGTCGTACCAAAATCCTTCTTTCTCAAGGACTTGGCCTGATACCATATCGACGGTTATTGTTGTATAAATATATTGCATTATCGCGCCTTATGTGATATCATATTTGGATGATTAAGCCAGTTTGGAAACCAATTCCCGGATATGACAAGTTTTATGAAGCATCCACTGACGGGCATATTCGTAGAATAGGAAAATCTCAAGTTCTAACTCCATCTACAAACAATATTGGTTATCATCGTGTTTGTATGCATGTTGATAATGGAAAACAAATTAACAAATATGTGTCACGATTGATCGCCGTCACATTTGTTCCTAATCCGGATAACAAATCAGAGGTAAACCATATCAATGGAATTAAAACAGACAATCGAGCATGTAATTTAGAATGGTCAACTCGTTCGGAAAACGAGACCCACGCCTACCAAACGGGCCTCGCATCTGTTGGATCAGCACACAGCCAATCAAAGATATCCGAAGAGGACGTGAAGCGGATTCGACAGTTGCGAGCGGAAGGTTATTTACTTCGCCAACTGTCTTCAATGTTTAAACTTAGCGAATCAACGCTCAGTTCAATTTGCCATCGGCAAATATGGAAACACGTTGATTAAAAGGTTTTCCGATAATCAGGACAAACTGTAAATCCTAATTTTTCACAGAACCGAATCAGCGCTTTTGACGTACTGTCAAAAACTAATTCACTAAAACCTTGTGCTTTTGCTTGATTCACAACTTCCGGTAAATTGGCCGAAAGCATTTTCTTAATTCTATCTTTCCCAGCAGTGGGTGAAAAATCGATATCGAGGCGAAGGGACGATGAATATCGAACCACGCAGACCGGACCTTGTTCATCAGAATAAAGAATAGTTTTCGTACCCGGCGTATAGTAAAAATCAGGTGTACTATTGCTGTGATCGGGCTCCGCCGCGATCCATTCGGCCAATAATGCTTTATCGTTCTCGTCTAAGGTTCTTAATATCATTAGGATTGTAAGGGGATATACGTAATGGTCGCTGTTATAGCGACGTTCGATAAACTTAAATTAGTAATAGTTACATACACGACATTGCCTTGTGGATTGTCACCATTCGATCCATCGGTATTCGTATATTGGAATATCGTAGGAGCTGAGTCGATTTCAACATCCGAGATAATTCCCTGCCCCGTTCCTAGCCCTACCGGAATTCCTAAACCGCGTGATAAATCTGTAGATTGCGCGGAAGACGTAGAATACAGCCGGACCCGGCAAGCATTATTGACGGCCAAGGTATACAATAAAAATGACTTCGCTAACAGAATCGTGCCTTGAAACGTATTCCCTGAAATGATAATGGGAGTTGTTATCGAGGCTGTCTTTGAAGTCGGAGGATTGCCGGGCGTCGTAGAGCCGCCTGAACTAGTTGCAGTAATGACGGCGGTTGTAGTTGTAGACGATCCTTGCGAAGTAACCGGCGCGGCCAGTGGTGCGCGAAATTGAGGAACCTTGCCGCCAACGTGGAAATCGATGATGTTGTTGGTCGAAGGAAAAATGCCCGGCAAATTAGGCAGAGAACAAATCTGGATTACATTGCGAGGCGGGAGCATGTATTCTTCTATCTGGTGAGCCGGAGTAGAAGGGTTATCCTGCCGCGTATATCCAGATGTATCTCTGTTAATTGCTTCTTGGATCGTTGCCATTATTGCTCCACGAGCAACGCGCCAAAGACGGTGCAGCTTAAGATTTCGTTTTGCACATTTTCCGCCGGGAAATCGATCCTATACTGCATTGACCGACACACCGCTGGTTGTCCAGTTTCGGACAAATAGAATCTCTGTTGATAAAGAGAGGCACTAGGATGAGTTGTCGGTGGATCGTACACCGGGTTATTAATCGGCTCGAATGCTCCCGTGTAATAAGGCACGGCCTCGTCGAACACTACACTAATCGACGGTGGGGTTCCGATTGCCACTGAATCCACTGCCAAGAACATCACTTCGGCGAGCTGTCCGGGATTCGCCAGCACATGACTGCCGACCGTCGCAAACCACGAATAGTTGCTGCTATTATCCTGAAATGAACTGATGCTGCGATTCAGAATAGGACCGGAGGTCGTTGGTCCCAACAAAAGATTATGCACGCCCGGCGAGGTTTCAATTGATTGGACCGCCTTCGCCCCGCCAACAATGGAGGCAAAAGGTGACCATGTGATTCCCTGCTCCGGTGAAGGAGTTGGGCTGACTCGGTACCATCCAGTCGAACCATTAGAGATGAACCACGCCGAATCTTCCCCAGAAGAATGCCACGTAACATACGCAGCAGTAGGACTGATCGACGTAATTACATTGCCAATCGTAAATCCAACGTCTGACGGACCCGAGGACGGATTCAGAATAACGAATCGCTTATCAGACGTGTAGAAACCCATATCCGCGCCATTAATATCAAGCGCGTTGTAGTTCAATAGACCAATGCCCTGTAAATACGGATACGCGGGCTGAATTGGGTTGCTGGCGGTTCCCTGCCCGATGATTACGTATATATCGGACACCGTAAATACAAACAACCCGGCAGTAGTCGGAACAAGTCGTCGCACCAACGAAGGAAATACTTGGGTATTCGCTGGGGCAACACCTTCGATTCCGTTTCCTACGGGCGCATCCGGTCCAGAAGTCCAATAAACCGTGTTTCCGACGCTGAAGAAGATGCGGCTGAGATGGTAGGTTAGATTTTGAGCGCCATTCGCCGGAGGGGTGTTCTCGCCCGCAATCGGAGCCTCAATTAAATTGTTCAGCCCCGTATCCGGGGTGCTATCTACGTATCCATTCTGAAGATATTGAGAAAGAGGAACGGTATAGATCGAATTTCCAGTTCCGGGAATGAGGAACGGCGTGGTTTGCCCATCCGTTGTTCTGAATATGGCGACCCAATCGGATTGCGGATCGATGTTTGCGGTTGCGGGCAGCCCGCCGGTAATGGTGATTCCCGAAGCTCCGATGAAATTGCCTGTCGCAACACTAAACCCAGAAGCATTCGAAACCGTGTTAGTCATGGTGTTGACTAACGCTACGACGTATTGAAAACCGCCGTTGAAAGCGCTAATCGTGCCGGGAGTTGGCGCGGACGCTGGACCTTTATTGATCCAAACTAGATTTGGATTATCGTTGGTAAGCTGATTAAGGCCGGTAGCAAACGTCGGCGTTACCGTTCCGCTAACACCAGCCTCGAAGGGCGCTTCGGTGTTATTATTCGGATCGGTGATCGTGGTGTTCGCCAACGTAACGGCAACTTTAGCCCGCCACGCAAAATCTGTAACTGGTCCTAAATTGTCCCATTCGTATGCCTTGCTCCCCGGAACAGATGGAACCGCTGGGTTGCCGATTTGAGTTTCGACAATGTTTGCGTAATTGGGAGCAAAAGCTTTACTGAATCCCGGAAAACTGGGAATTGACGTTCCCGTTTCAAGCGGAGTGGGCGTAATCTGAGCGCCGTTCGCAGTAACCGTGAATACTTGGAACGTATCTTTTTGCGCGAACGCCCATTCGAAATTGTACGTACCAGCGGTTGGGCAGTTTACAGTTAATGTCTCACCCGCGCTAAAATCGCCGGGAACGTTGTTTCCACCAACCAGCGGATATCCATTCCAAGGGCTAAGAGTACGGGTAGACAAACCGGTATTCGGCCCCGAGACGTACGTCGCCCCGCCGTCCATCCCAAGATAAAACCCATCGTTATGCCCAACTAGAAAACTGACAGGACCCGCCTGATTGACGGTCATGGTCCCAAACAGCATCATTTCCCAGTTCGTTGTAGCACCCGCCCACGGGGTTGTGGAGGTAGCCGCGCTGCTCTCGCCCGCGCCGTTAAGGGTATAGACCACAATCGGCTGGAGGGAGGTATTGTAGCGATTCCACAGATGCGAATTGATATTGGTCGCGGTCGCGGCAATTACTAGCGGAGTAGCCGTGCCAAATAGAACCGGTGCGCCCACCGAACCGCCCCAGTCACCATCAAATACGCCGGAAGCGCTGTGAGCGACAAACTTCGCCGTCATCAACGTGGACAGTTGAACGGAAGGTTGGGCGATGGAAAGCCGGAACAGACATGGCGTTCCTCCGGCAGTTTCTACAATGAGAGCGCCAGAGGCAAAATTAGTATGCGAGGCCCAGACCGCCGAAGCAGTGTTCGCCACGCAATGCCAGACAATTGTTCCTTCAGTAAAATTATCGCCGACAGAAGGAGACGTTGGAAATGAAATCGTAGAACCGGTGGTTCCAGTAGTCGTCGCCTGCCAAATATTGTTATTGCTGCTACGAGTGTCAATTACCACGCCCGGCAAGGAATAGTACGTGTTCGCGTGCCACGCGGCAGACGCCGAACCCACAGTTACCGTCGGGGGTGAAGTAGTTTGCGCTATCCCCCAATTTTCTACGGGATTTCCGCGATTAACCCAAATAGCCGTACCGTCAACTGTGAATCCGCCCTGCCACGGAGGAGTATTGCCAGCAGCAGGTACTGTCGTGTTCCAAGTCGGAACACTGCCCCCAGTTACAGCCGAAGGCGTCCCGCCAATAACCGTGAAATTTCCGGTATCGGCGGCAGAAGCATAATTGGCGTGAGCGGCATTAACTAACGTCGCGGTTACGGTAGTGCCACTCGCAGTGACGACGTTAATCGTCATGCCGTCCAACCACACCGCCGTTGCCATATTCCAGATAACGTAATTCTGTCCGACCGTAATCCCGGCAGTTGAACCAACTGTCAAGGTCAGGGTCGGCGCAGTATACGCAACGTTAGAAATCGTTGTAAGCGAAGTTGCCAGCAATTGCTGAAGATTGCCGTTGCTGTCGATTACATACGTCGTCAGAAATGGTGTACTGACGGTGCTCAGAGTTGTGCTATTGGCAATGTTCGGCAGTGCCCCGCTCGCATTGCGGGTAAACAACGTCTGGACCCATTTCTTTTGGTCAATGCCGTTGGCAAAGAAAAGATTGTTTCCGACCGACTGCATGAAAGACTGCCCAGCACCCGAACTCTTTGTGAATACTAGAATTCGTGAATTGGCAGTTCCGTCATATAGCGCAGTGGTTTCGTCCACCATGACACGGATTTGCTCGGTTGTAGCGTTAAATTCCCTGAAGGAATAAAACGCATCTACCGGGCCAAAAGTGCTGGAATTATAGACAGGATTGCCCGGCCTACGAGCAAGCGTCAGACGTGGCGTAATTTCACAATTACTGCCATCGATAAGTGCGTCGCCCCGCGTGCCGAGATAACGTTCCTCGTATGCAGACCCCGCACTTCGAAGAGGAGAGCGATTAGTGTTTAAACCGCTCCAAAACCTCGACGTGTATAGCGGGGCATAGCGCGGTGGTTTCTGACTCTGCGCTCCTGCAAGCTGTAATGATCCGGTCATTAAGTTTGTCGCGCCTGCGTGCCTTGCTGCAATATCATTTCTTTCTGAGTCGTTGCAGCCGAAACAGTCTGCCAATTATTAAGGAAAAGATTAACTTCTGTGGCGGTAAGGCCCTGTGAAGCTCCTAGCAACGAGGAAATAAATCTCTGGCGAGCGCCAATCCAGCGGGAATCGTCGGCGAATTCGTACATATAGGACAGAAATCCCAATTGATAAATATAAGAGTATTCATCGGGAATCGGCCCCCATGTTTGATTCAAAGACGTAAATAACGCGGCTTTATTTTGTACAGTTATGGACACGGGATAGACTTTATCCGGAACGGGTAGCAGCCTGAAAGTGATGGTTCCGTTCAAATCATCCAATTGTGCCGAAATATTGGCGGGCCTCGCCAATGAAGTATCGAGCGTCAAATCAATTTTGGGGGTTAATGGATACCATTTGCTCGGGCTAACTCCGGTATCTTGAACCGATGCGTTTTCAATCCACCCGAAATTACTTGCTTGAGCGTAATCTTGCTGCCCAATAATGGTATTGAAAGTAATTACTTGCCGATTCCAGCGCCATTTAAATGGCGGCCCCATCATGGTTTGTTTTACCACGTTGGCCGACGTAATCGCGGGTTCCTTAAAATCCCCAAGCGAAAGTTGGCGATTAAACACGAATTTCTTCGCCCACTCCATGCTAGAGAGAAGCGTATTTGTAGAAGAAGCTGGCATGATTAGACGTAGACAACGGTTACGACTACACTCGAACTAGGCGAAGTATTTCCAGCGGTGCCGCCCGCCGTAGTGCAGGCAGCGGACAAAGCAGTTCCAAAAGTCATCCCAGAAGATGCCGCAGTACTAAACACGTAAGTTTGTACTTTGTTGGCGGCGACGAGGAGCACCTGATCGGGAACGGTCGTTCCTACAGTGACACTGCCGCTAGCGAGATTGTACAACTTCACATAGGACGCCGCGCCATTCAAAGTATTATCAACTTGAACGTAATACACAACAGCAGAGGAGGCTTTAATCCCATCTGCGGTACCGCCCATTGCGGTATCTTGAAATATAATTTCACTTGCGGGCGAAGCGACAGTTACTTGGGTAATGGCCATGTTTATCCCTGTTGACTGATAATTTTCAGTTCTTTAAGCCACGTTTGGCGGCTCTTAGCAGAATATTTCTGAAGACTCGTACGATTCTTATAGTTCAATATTGCAGATTTCCAGCCAATAGCAGTCCGAATCTTTTGGACAATATCGCTTGAATTTGTGGTGTCAGCTCTCGATGATTGAATGCTCCACGGAACCTGATCAGAAACGACAATGGGAACACCAACTGAAGCGGCGTCTGCCGCGACGATGCAGAAGGTCTCGCTGAAGGATACGGACAAGGATACGTCCATCGTGGCTAGCGTCTTGATGAAGTCTGCATGATCCTGCCACGGATGCTCAACAAGAACATGGCGGGAACCAAGAAACAAAGCGCGTAGATTTCGGAGAACACTGTCTCCTCCGGTCTCTTCCCGGCTGACGTTGACGTGAAACTGGATTTTGGTGCCCGTCATTTCCCCGTATTCCATCGAGGCTACCGCTTGGATAAGCTGATTCTTAAAGGGTCGAATCGCGCCAAAACATCCAACATTCAGAACGTTATCCGACCCCGGATTGTGCAATAGCGGAACTTTGGGGTAAAAATTAGGAAGCAGGAAGACCTTGGAATCATTCTCAACAATAGATTGAAGATCGTCCAGTCCCCGCGTAGAATTAGTAGCTACGAGCACATCTGGAATCTGTACATATGCTTTCAGCCACTCGACAGCCATTCCTTCTTGCGCCAAGAACGGAACTTCGCTATGAATGCGAACTACCCATTTAACATTGGGATGAAGCTGCTTCAAAACATCGAATTTGGAAGGCACTACCCACAAGGCTTCGATAATTACTACGTCCGGATTAAAATCATGAACTTCTTTGTCAATTGAATTGTTGTCCACAACATCGACCAATTTTGCTTCGATTCCTATGGCGTTCAACATATCTACGACAAATTGCGCCGAATTCAACAGTCCGCTAGGAAACGTTTGACTATATCCATCGTGATAGGCGTGTCTTTGCTTTACTAGAAATAATACTTTCATTTTAATCCTTTAAGTCAGAGTAGGGTGGGGATTACGCCTGCCGAGCAGACGAAGGATTAATAGGGCCAATCGCAAGCAGTAGGTAGAAGGAATTCCGCCTACTGGCCCCGCATAGGATTTATTGGAAGGTCTACTGCCGCGACGAAGTTATTGAGAAGGTGCCCTAAAATCTCTAATATACTTTGCAAGATTAGCTAGACGCTTTGGATTATCTAGGGCGTTTCCTAATGTCAAATTGCACGAATGGCAAAGAAGACCACGAATACATTTTCCGCAGCATTTTCTTCCGGGACAACAGGAATGATCATGATCAACCATGAATCGATTGTATTTGCCACCCGGTTCATCGGTTTTACATGCTTTACACCGATTATTCTGATCGGCAAGCATTTTATTGTATTCTTCGAGCGTTATGCCAAATCTCTTTTTATATTCATACCCACGAAATTGATCGGGGTTGTTCTTCCGTGCGTCGCGTTGCCTTTGTTTGGCAACTTCGGCATTTGCGGCGTACCATTTTTGATATTTACTTGGATCGTAGGGTGGGCGACCCGCTTTCTTTACTGCTTTGGCTCGGTCGGTTTGACGACGATTCAATTCACATTGCTTGCATCGTCTGCGCCTGCGACCATTTTCAATTGCGTAATAGACATTATCTTCGGTTAATTCGTGTCCGCGTTTACAATGTGTTCTTGAAGCAGGCATATAATACTCTATATTATACACCATTTATATGTTCTTAACAACAACAATATATTGTGGTCAATTAATAAGCACTACCAAATGGTGGACCCGAGAACGGCCAGCTCGGTCCGAACCAGCCCCCTAGTCCTCCGCCGTCCATACAGCTACTTCCGGGATAGAAACCGTAATCATCCAATTCTCTATCGGCCTGTTTCACGGCGGCGTCGAGGCTGGTCAGCCACAATTTGTATTCGTCATTGAATCTTGCTCGCACCTTGGCATCGGGATGACGCCGATAGCATTGGGCAAGAAACCCATCCATGAAATATTGGCTATAGGCATCGGGGATGGGATCAATGGTTTGCGTTAAAGCAGTAAATCTCTGAAAACTCATCTGAGCAAGGGGGTTTATTTGCCAAACCTGTCCTTGCTGCGGAGGAATTGGACTCAAGCGAAATCCCTGTCCATTGGGATTAATAGCGGTCCAAACCACACTTCCATCATTTACTGTTACGGCGGAAGTTGTGGGATTTTGGAGCGTCGGATACTGATTGCTTGGGTTCTGATTTGTCAGAAATGGATTAGTATTTCCGCAAGTGCCGTACGTGGTAACTACCCACAAATTGCCGAAGGAATCCTGTACTTGAGTAATAGGATTAAGTGGCATTGCGGGCTGCCCCGCCGGATTTGTAATGACAACGCCGGGGCCGGGATTATTTTGTCCAGTCGGAGTTGCCAGTTCCGTCGCCCCCCATGTTCCTGTAAACAATAATTTATTTGGAAGTGCCGCAATCTTCGAAGGCCATCCGTATTGAACGTACGTGGCAATCAAATCCTTGCGGGCTTCCATCGGAATCTTAGGTTTTGGTTGAGAAGTGAGATTAAATTCGTTCGCGTAACAGCTCTCAAGCCACGAGATTCCTACCAAACCCGGAATGAAATAATCCTGCTGCCAGCTATTGGTGAAAAACGGAGTGATATTAACTCTATTCCATTTCCAATTATATGGCTGGGTTCCGGGACCTCCGTTGATCATTTCAGACAACACGGTGTTTGCAATTTGCAGGGCTGGTTGATCTGAGTAACCACCCGTGGCCAATGCAGGTGCGGTATCGCCGTTAGCCAAGGCATTATCGACGACCTGCTGAAGAGAAACTGTACTGCCGTTGTTAATTAACGCCATCAGATTTTCTCCAAGGTGATGCGCAATGCGTATTGCATCGTCGCCGGAGTTCCGGAGGCATACCCAGAAGTTGCGTATTTAATCGCTGTGCCAGATACAGAATTTAATTGCATCGAACCTTGCTGAAAAGTAGTAAGAGTATTTCCAGCATTAGTTGGAGTCACATCGAAAGTCTGCGCAGTTGTATTATGCGCGTCTGTCCATGTAATAGTGGTTTTAGGAAGAGTCGAGGACGCGCCATCAGCCGTAGTTACGATGCTGTATACCGATACACGATAGAATCCCGCAGAACCGGGAGTTACCAGAGTTGTTGCAGAAATATTCGCAGTCTGTGCGGTTAAATCAACCTCTGTTGCAACTGAAGCCGCCGTCGAGGTATAAGCACTAATATTGCCTGAGCCGTCAACTTGCCACGATACATTAGTACCACCACCCGGAGCTGCTGGCGTAGTATTATTAAGATTGACGCTCATTTACGCTCCGTTGACCAATACTGGTTTTCCATTGGGTGGATTTGTTGAATTAACTTGAATCCTAGTATCATAGAAATTCACATAGAAATCGTAATCGTCGCTCACCGGAGCGCCGTTTATTTGAATGCTTTTATTAGTAAATATATTACTGGGGACGTATTGCAGTAACGCTTGCTGGAATATAAGAACTTGCTGATCAGTTGGAGTTGTAGGGGAAACGGGGATTGTTTGAATCCCCGTAACCGTTACCGTCGGCAGACCGGGCGTACTCTGAATATCTCCAGTGAGGGGATATGTGGTTTGAGGATAGAGTTGCTGATTAGGCATTAACGAAGATTGGTATCTTTCATGACATCGTGAACAAATTGCTTCGCCCGAACATCGTTGTCCTCGCTGTGGTGCTGGAAGGTGATACCAGTACTCATAATATTGTCGGTCGGCCAGCCAATGGCCTCTTTGTAGGCTCGCATATCGGATTCAAATGCCAAGCGACCTTCCGATGCATCCATTGCATAATCGAGTTGATTTGGGGGACGCCATGTCTTTCCGCACCGCTGACAGCGCTGCCAAATCTCATTGGTAGGAAGCAGATGGCGGATAACCGCGTAATCGCTATCAGTGCCCCCGCGTTGCAGGGCTTCTAGACCACGACCGCCCTTACGATGGCTGCAATTGGCCTGCTGAACTGTCTGGTCCGCGACCATTTTCTTCAGCTCGCGGCCTTTGGATTTATACCCTTCAAAACGCATCGTGCGTTTATTGTCGCGCTCTGCGAGGCGTTCGCGAATATCCTGCGAGTCGGCTTCTTCTTTATCCAACGTAATGAACAATTTACGTCGTTCGAGTTCTTCTGTGGTCAACGAATCAACATCTGCTGCCAATAACTGTGCTTTAGTCTTTTGTTTTGCTTTCACTTCGTCAGTCATATAATCCTATTAAGGTTTGAGGTAAGGTTCTTTATCGAACAGAAAGTCTTGCCAATTCGCGGGCCTCGCGGATTGCGTGCATAATAAACTTAAGATTGTTGGCGAACAGCAATGCCGGAACCGTGCCATTCTCGAAGAAATCTCGCTTAAGCTGCGCGAATTTGTCCTGATCAGTGATGGTAAAATTCAACAACACGCGATCATCTTCATCCTGATAACGGAGTTCTGTCCCCGAGAATGGAATACCATTTGTCAGGAAAAAGGCAGCCAACCGCGAATCTTGAGTTTGGTATTGCATTAGAAATTGTTCCGTAAGCTTTTCATTGTCATGTTATATCGTTCAGATGCGGGGCCGGTGGCAGAGCCGAATGCCTTGTTAATTTGTTGTTCGGTCAACATTTCTTTCATTCTCATTTGCAACAAACAAGTGCGCCACCCCCTATACCGGCTATCCAGCGGAACACCCTTATCATCAAAGCGCATTACTTCGAACTCGATCATGTAGGGTCTTTGCACCCAGCAAGCAACTTGTGGTTCGGTCATTCCATTCTTCTGGACCCACAGGGCGAGTTTCTGGGGGTGCCCCATCTCTCGATAAAAACATGTCAACTTGCACTTCTCGCGCAGAATGTTAATGAACTGGTCATAGGTTAGAATGCGCCCGACGCGCGGTCCCATATCGGCGTATTCTTCGGGTTTAACCCACTGATACTGCGAAGCGATTGCGGCATTGCCCTCTTTCCAGCGAGCTAATTCTTCTTTATTTTGCTCACTGCTGGTTTCATGCCGATTCCGGGCATATGCGGCCATCGCCGCTTCCATCTCTGGCGTGTCCTTGCCCAGAATCTCGTCGTTATACGTTTCCCAGCGGGCTTTGGTCATGCCGCACCCTTTTTAGATTGCGACCAAGATTCTAAATATTTAGCTGCCTGTTTTAGGATTTCTGGATTATCTTTACTTAATCCTAGCATTAAGTTGCAACTATTGCATAATTCAGCTCTTAGACAATTTGTAGCGTGGTCGTGATCAGTAACCCACTGTCCGTGCTTGCCGCCGGGTTCGCTTACCCCACAAATGGCGCATTTGCTTCCTTGAAGTTCTATTCTTTGAAGTTTTTCTTCATATGTAATGCCATACTTGGCATAATTCTGTTTACGACTAGTTTCAATAAACCGTTCAGGATTGGTCATACGATAATGTCGGTACATATCGGGATTAGCCAGCCTCCACTCCTTTAGATACTGAAGGCGTTGGTCTCTATGTTCAAGATTCCGGTCTCGAATCCTTTCCTTATTATCTTGGTAATATTGTGCTTGGTATTCTTGTTGTTTTAATTTTACATCATCCGTTTTGCGGCTGGCGTAATAGTGATATTTACAAGAATTCTTAGCATAGAACGGTCGGTTGCAATTAGGATGTGTGCAGGTCTTTGTCGTCATGTAAGTCTTTTATGATTTCGTCAAAATTGGATTGTAAAAATATGCAAAACTCCAATGTGATTGGAGGAATGGCGGGCAATTCAGCGATAATTTCCTCTACCGGCCCCACACGAATTTTCCGCATATGCAGTAGAGGATTTCCTGAAGGGTTTTCTTGCATAAAATTACACGGCAAATCGGGCAGGCACGAACCCACATTTGATTCACCTAAAACTCGGAGTCCGAGAAGATTGATCAGGCTTCTCGGACGCGGCTTGGACAGAGCCGAAATCCGATGCTGATATCCGACGGCCAGTCATCCACCAGCACGCAGAATCATCCGCTAAGACGATTCTTTGTTCTGTAAACCCCCAGAACGCGGGGTTTGCCGGGAGCGACCCGACTGCGATGTCCAGTTCCGGACAAGAAGTTAATCCGAACCTCTTATCGTTCCTTGGAACATCAAACCTTAAACTTTGCTGCGAACTCGTTGTGCGTGAGGTTTAGTACGAAGTTCTCGTCGGGAGCCCTTAGGAACATTGGTGGTAGTGGTCCCGTCCCCGAATATTTGGGTCCATCCGCCGCTACTACCGATGTTTAATACTCCAGCGTATCCGCCCGGCAAAATTTGAAGCGGAGCCGTAACATGCCCCATGAAATCAAATTTGCCACCCGGAATCAGTGTCGGAGGGTTGAACCAATCAGGAGTAATGAAATCGGACATCTTGAAATCGTTGATGACGTAGCCAAGAGAATCTGTTTCAACCGGATCGCCGACTTCGTATCCGTAAGCCGTGCCGGACCCATCGTTATTCAAAAGAATGACCGCTGTATCTATCCAAGGATCGACAAGCATTTCCAGCAATTCATGCGAGGCCGTTACTGACCACGCATCCCCGGCTAGTTCCGTGGTGCGGATGAATACTTTTCCTAGCGGCAAACCCGATGCGGTCAAATCGTGATATCCGAGCGCTCCGGAAACATCAGCATTGTCCAGATATACTAGCTGCCAATGTGCGGGATTCGTCGCCCCGCCTTTTGGAACGAAAAACAAATTCGCTCCAAATCCCCAAATGGGGGCAAAATCTCTATTTACCTGAATCTGAAGTGCGGCGGTCAGCCATTTAATCATCTGATCGCTGGCTTCTGTACTTGCGTTCACACAATCTATATTAATCAACACGATCTCCTAGTCTGAGGGATTGGCCAGTAGACTCGTTTACATTGCCTCGCAAGACAAATGTGCTTCAAATTGCATTGTGGTGGTTCCGGAAGATGTATAACCTATCGCGTATTGAATTGCTACACCGGTTAAAGCGTAGATAACCACCGATCCAACCAGTTTTGAGGCGGTTGTGTTTCCCGCGTTGGTGGTTGCAATTGCTCCGGCTTGTGTCGCCAAAGCACATGTAAGACTTTGCGCAACAGAATCAGTACCATCTGTGTAGGTAATTACCACGCCAGTCGCACCGCCCAATGTGCTTGAAGTTGTAGCGGCTCGCGTGACTTTTAGATAAACATTAATACGGAATCGACCCGTCGCTGACGGTGTTAAAATCGTAGTTGCCGTGATCGCGGCTGCTTGCGCGGTTAAATCTACTTCCGCCGCAACTACCGGAATTTTGTTTGGAACCGATCCCGTGAACAGTCTCTTGGTGTTCGTCGCGAAATAGAATTCGCCATCTGATAAAACCGGGCGATTTGCGTCTACACCGCGTTTTACTAATATTTGAATCGCCACACTTAGAACGTACCCCCATCTATTGTTGCGGGGAGTTGCGCGGTTCCTAGAGTTCCGGAGATATCAGTAAAAGCTAGCTGGGCGACAGTTATTGCTCCACCAACGGAGGTCTGTTTAAGAACTTGCGAGGCCCCGCCAGTTGCGGAAAGACTCGCACCCGTGCCGCCCACGCCAACAGCCAAAGTACCTGAGGTAATTTGAGTTGCCGGGAGATTGGGAATCTGTCCTACGGTCGCGGCCCCAGACAAATTGCTAAAGGCTGGCTGCGCGTACCCAACTACTCCGTCCGCACCCATTGAGACGGCGAATTGATTGGCGGGAGCGTTGGAAGCTACCGGTCCCCGATCAAGCGCAACCTGAAAATTCGACCCGTCAAATACTGCCCGCACACCCTGATTGGTGTGGATAACGAAATTCGCCGTGCCATTAATAGTGGCACTCGTCGGCGTAATTGTTACATCGCCTACGCCTTTATTCTGGAAATCAACGAATTGTCCAGAAGTGAATACTCCCGATGGAACGGTAACGGCAACAGCCGAAGCATTACTCAGGGTGACGAGTTTTCCAGCATCGCCAGCTACAACCGTATAAGAAGTGCCTACCTGCGCATTTACCGGCTCAGTACCGCCATTTACGAGCCCGGAGACATTGGCCGCTGCGATTTTGAGAGGAACGACAGCCGCGCCAGTTCCAAAATGAAGAATCTGGTCGTCTGTAGTGAATATTGGTTCACCTGCCGCGCCAGAAGCGGGCAAGTTCGCGGCAAGGCCGCGTTTTACTTGAATTGTTGGCATTACTAATCCTTAGGAAAGCTAAAAAGAGCCGCCGTCTACGGGGCCGCCCAGACCGCTACCTACAGGCGTGCTTGGGGCTCCGCCGGGGGTTGTAGGCACGTAGGCTTGAGTCAAATATTGTGTTGCAATCGAACGGTCAGATACGTTGTCTCCCTGAGTAATGATAGTTCCGTCAGGATACAACGCAGCTACTTCATCGCCGCGCACCCTAAAACTAATCAAGGGGTCGTCGTAGCTCATTGGAACATTCGAGTTAACTGTTAAAAGAGCCATAATACCTTTGAAGTCGCAAATTGCGACTCAAATTTTATCATCAGAGAATCGTCGCCTATCTGGTGCAAGAATACCGTGGAAGATTCCGGCAATAGTTGGTGTGGGCTTTTTGAATTCTAGGATTTTTCCCCGCATAGCTTCGGGAACATACTTACGTAACGGTTTATGCCTACGCGGAACGTAAAACTCTATGAGTTCGGCCACGAGAATTCTCTAAACTAACCGCATCTTTTAAGGTATAGTGCGCTGCGGGAAGATTTTTCTGATACCAACGCCACGGCGAGGAAATATTTCTTTCACGCCATCCGAGTTCTAAAAGGTATTCTCGGGCAAATTCTGAGTCACGAGTTAATCGATTGTTTATTGTTTCAGAAAATGGACGGGTCAGTTTGTCCACTTCCGGACGGGGCTTGTTCTTTGATCCTTTAGGCCGCGCCATTTATTCCTTCAATAGTTTCTTAATATACACAGTTGCGATATTCGCGAATACTACAATACCACACATGCCATAAAAGAAATGATCGATATTTCCTTCGAAGGCCGACGCCACGCAAAATAGGACAGATAATATCGCCAGCCCCGTAAATATCTTAGCCAGAACAACATCCAAAATCATAGACGAAGTAGCACGCAATCTACAAAGAATTCAGAAACGCCAGCAGAGCCTGCTTTCCGGTGGGGTCAAGCTGTTTAAAATTGCTACTTGCCGAAGAGGCTTCGTTACCGTGCGCGGCGATTGCGGTCTGCAAGTCAAACGCCCGGCCATCATGAAGGAATCTTGCCCGAGCCCGCAATCCCCACAAAGGAGCCGTGCGAACTTTGTTGGCAGGAGCATCACCCTGTTGAATTCCATCGCCCGTACCGACATCGTGCAAGAGATAATCTCCAAAGGGATGAAATACATACTTCGGAGTAAACAATGTATCGACATGGCAATTAACGCAGCCAATGCCATCGAATATCTTCTCGCCAAGCGCGGTTTGCGCGGTCAATGGTCCCCGCGAAGGGGCCTTCAACGCCCGCATGAATCGGGCGTAGCAATCGATATCTTCCCCGCCGTCCCCGCAAGTCGGTTCCTGATCTTCGATTCCGTTGCTATTTGTGGTGGCTTTCACGAGGCGATTTTCCACGCCCTTTTCGTTGAAATCCGCGTCCCCCGCAAAACTAAGAAGACTCGCGTGCTGATCTTTAACTCCAAATCGGCCCACATGAACCGTTCCGGGTGATTCAAGAACGGGCACCATAATGAATTGCCCGCCATTTTGCCCCGCAATTGCGATTAACTCAGCATCCGGAACAGCTTCGACGAATCCATCACCCATCAAACTCAGAGAAGGCCGGAGAGCATTAATTGCATCAAATACGGATTTCTGCTGGGCTTCGGGGTCAGTTGTCCGGTCATGGACAAGTGTAGCCGCCGCAATAGGATCATCCTTATCGTCGGGGGCAATTCTGTGTTCGAAAACTTGGCTGCCCGCCCCGCTAATCGGGGTATCGTGGCAATCCGCGCAGGCTCGGGCATTGTAAGCGGGGCCGAGCTGGGGAAGAACAGCATCTTCTTCGAACTGATCACGGTCGTCATCATGCCGCTGCTGGCTGACAAAACCGTTGGTTAGGGTATCAAATCCTTGCGGTGCTTCGATAAGACCCGGAGGGACATTGACAACGGGCCGCGCAACTTTATGATAGCAACCTAGGCCCGGAATCAAGAGAACGAATAACAATAGTTTCTTCATATTCCTCATTTTCTGGCCAGATTCATTTGTCCGTTTCCGGACGCCCCGCAATTTAGAGACGAGTGACGCGCAACCTCCCTAGGGGAGAGCTTATACGGGGCCTATTCCACGCTCTTCAGGCGGTACTACGAACCTCGGGCGGTCGCCGCCCATCCCATGTTCGCTAATTACTCGGGTGGTCCGGTGAAACCCGCCCCGCATTTATATAAACATTATACGCTATCGTACAGCATTTGTCAAGATATATTTGCTAATCCCTTTGACAATTCTAGCACATTATTACGAGCCAAACACCATTCGCAAGCACGATTTAACGCTTGTTGCTCTTTCGTAGCCCAGCGAATATTGCCCTTTTCGTAGTGACCGTATGGATTCGGCCAGCGATCCAGAGAGTACGCAAATTTAGGCTCGGGGCGCGGCCCGACTTCCTCGTAAAACTCCTCAAAACTGTTGAATCTAAACTCTATGCCTTTACCTGCATGATCTGGGTATCGATCCGCTTGTTCCGGCTTACAGCGCTTCTTCGCTGCGTGAAATGAATTCCATTCGACTGTATAGGACATTCCGTGGCGGGTGTGGCTTTTGACGCGAGCGCACTTTCCGCAACTTGTAACATTATTAGATTTCATGTGATGAGCGGCTACGATTTTCTCTTGCCCGCAATCACATTTACACTGCCAAAGAGATTGTCCCGTTTTGTTTTTGCCAACGTATTTCTCAATCGTCAGCATGTTAAATCGTTGGCCGGTTAAATCTTGAAATTTCATGTATAGTAGCATCCTTTCATTACGATTGGATGCCACTATACACGAAAAGGTTTCAATTAGTAATAGTAAAATACAGGATTTATAAATCCTTTATTTACTAGGAGATCGCGCTGGCTGCGTCAATCTCGCGTATCCTAATTGTGGTGTCTGGCCCAAGGCTGGTTGTGAAGTGAACTCTGTAGCTCGTCCACCCCGGAATTAACCCCGAGGGATCCGCCACTGACGGCTCGGCATTTTGCACAATGTTGCATTTAATATTGCGCCATTCGCCATCGCCGTAACCGGTGTCGCCCATCGCGCCCAAATTGATCGAAAAAATGCCATCCCGACCAAAAATATACGTGCGGAGAGCGGTCAGGCCGGTAACTGCGCCGTGCGTTCCGTCGTTATAGTTCGAGGTCGTAGTGACGAGGTTCGACTGGAAGAAGCTCACGCCGGAGGTCGGAATCTCAATGACTTCCGTCAGATCGGTCGAGATAATCTCATCCAACCGTGAATAACCCTGCGGGGTGCGCTTCAAGATATCGATTGGCGAGTCGTTCGAGTTGTCCGCCAGCACGTCGCCAAGAGCGAAGGGATGGATGACACCTGCGAAGTTCTTGCTCGCTTCGTCGAAAGGCCGCACCGAACGACCGGCCAAGGACTGGACGGCGTTACGGATATAGGTCAGGGACAGAGTGGTAAAGCTCGTGGTCGAGGTCGCCGAGAGCTTCGTCAGAACGGACGAATCAACGCTGTTCGCGCCATCCGCAGTTGCGCGGACGAGAGCGGAAAGCGATTCACCCAGCCGATACGCCATTTCGCGGGCAACGTTCTCGACAGTGTTGTCGATAGCGGTTGCGAGGCTCAGGCTGGAGAAGTTTGCGTAATCCGCGTACTCACCAATCGTCGCGGAAGTGTTCAGAACCGAGACGCTGATGGAGCTGCCAACCGTACCTTCCGTGGTCTGCGCGGTATTCGCAGCCAGCGGAACGTACATATACATGTTGTACTGATTACCACTCTTCATCGGGAGGTCGAGACGTTCCGAGCAAGCGACGAAGGGTGTCTGTGCTTTCAAGTTCTCGCGGAACTTTTTGTCGTAATACCGCACAGTACTTTGCGGAAGATTTGACTGGTTATTGCCAGCCGGAGAAAATGCCATATTTCACCTGTAATTGGATTACTCTTATGCGCGGCGGCCTATGCTGGATAATCCGATCCAGTGTTCCGTCCTCAGTCAAGAGTTGACCAAGGTGAATCCCTCACGCGGGCGTTGGGGCTTTGTCTGTAATCCGACAGACTAGGCAAACTTTATGAATTGCGGGGCGGATGCCGGATCAGCTACTTCGCCGCGTGGAGGCGTTATCAAGCTGAGGTATAGTTCAGACCCATGCCCTGAACGGTCCGGATTGACATCCACCCCCACAAACTTTCTGCAAACTTTGCGCGGCTTATTCCACGCTCTTATAGGCGGCAAGGTGTCTCTGGTTAGTTCCCTTTTATTCTCCAGAAACGGGTGAAACCTGCCGCGCAACTCAATCGCAATATTTGTACATCTCTATTGCGTCGTAACCTTGTCCGAAGAAGTCTTTTATATATCGCGAGGCGCGGTATCCTCTTCGGAAATACAATCGTCTTGCGGGGTTCGCGGGTTCGACGTGCAATGTCAATTTATTGCCGCGATAGAACGATTCTGCCGCACCCATCAGCAGGGTTCCGACACCCATACCACGATAGCTGGGAGCGACGATTACGCTCCAAATCAATGTTTTGTCCGCATCTGGACAAGTAATGATGCAGCCCAGAACACCGTCTTCTTCCGCAACCCAAGAAGGACTGTTTAACTTGTCGCGCAATTCTTCTTGAGATGCGGGGACAAGATAGAAATCCTTTTGAAGATAATCTGCGTCTTCAAAATCTGTGTCTTGGTAGCGTCGGATGATCACTGCACTGCTGGTTTAGGAGAATAGAGCTTATCTACTGCTTCTTTGAAGCCTTTTTCTGTGCGCAATTTCTTCTTGTATTCTTCGCTGGACAGTTTCTCAATGTCCGCGATTGTGTAAGCAGAAGTACTGCGAGGCGTCCCACCTTCGGAAGAATTGTTACGGGTCAATCCAGAAGCGACAGGGCGGGGGGTCGGCTTGGGCGCTGGTTCCACAACTGGCTCGGACTTAGCTTCGACCTTCGGAGCTTCGACAACCGGCTTCTCGCGAAGTAGATTCGCGCCATCAGGACCCAAAGTCTTATACGCTAGCTTGAAATTAGCTTTGACCGGTTCGAGATCGTTCTTGATCATCCAGTTTGCCATTGTTTCGAAATTTTCCGGGCAAACGAAATAATCTGGGGTGCTGCGGACAAAAGCCTCGGCCTGAGCCTGCGCGTCCATCTGCGCGATACGCTGTTTCGTAACTGTCAGAGCTTGGCGGATTGCCTCTGGACTGCCGATGCGAGCTTCGAGCAACCGGTCGTAAGCCGCGTCACACTTCTCAGGATCATTCAAATCCTGTGGAAGTTGCAATCGTTCTTCCGCCGTTAAGGGTCGAGGAACAACCTCGTATTGACCCTCCCTAACGCGGGGCGCGTCGTCTGGAATCTGATCTTGAACAATCGATCCGAGACGGATATCTTTATTGAGCTTGCGGTTCAGACGCACCAGTTCGGAATTCTGCGCGGCCATCTTCTCAAGCGCTTCCTCTGGATTGGCGGCTACGATAACTTGCTGCCCTCCGAGGTTGTTTCCGTTCTCATCTTTCGGCTGGTACGTGAATCTGAATTCCTTGGGCGCTTCGGGAACCGGCACGACTTCTGCTGCGGGTTCCGGTGTAACAATATTCTCATCAGACATAATTATCCTTATAAGGTTTTGTTAGGGTCTTAATCTTGCAAAAGAGCTTCGGTTAGATCGGGCTGGACAGGTACGGGACCTTGAGCACTAAATATTTCTTGTTCTTTATTAATCCTGTTCGCCACCCGTTTCCAAAATATTGCTGCTGCCAGAGCCAAATTGTGCTTTGCGCGGATATCCTCGATATCTTTAGGATTGGCATTCAACATATCGACCTTGAACTGCTCAACTTCAGATTCAAAGATGTTGACCATTACTTGGAATCCGGGCATTTGTCCGAGGGCGATCAAATGTCCTCGTTCAACGTTGCTTAATTTATATTCCGGTCCTACCATAGATTCGTTAGCTCCCGTAATCTGATTTCTTTTCTATTCCCCAGATTGGTTCTAGCTTAAAATTATCTTTGTCTTCGTCCGAATAAAGAGCGCAAACACCACCCGGTTGAACACTCTCATCGTCCGATTCCGGACGCCCCGTATAGTTTTCATCGACCCATTGATTTAGAGTTGTTATCGTAGAGGTATGCGCTACGATAAGAACAAGATTATCTCCCGAAGCCTCGTCAACGATTTTATCGAAAACCGCGAACATCCGGTCTCGAAATTCTTCAAGCGATTCTCCGCCCGGAATTGTCTCTTTGGGATTATCGACATAATGATTCAAGACATCGGCGTATTCTTCACGGGATTTGCCGGTCAACTCTCCGAGGTTCCACGGGAGAAGACTCTCGTCTTTTATAATCGGGCAGTCTTTTACTTCTTGAGTGAGCATCGCCGTGTGAACCGCCCGATCCAGCGGCGAGGTAAAAATCTTTTTGATAGGATATTTCTCAAGAAATTCGGAGGCGTCTTGGGCTTGCTGAATACCGACTTCATCGAGCGGTACATTTCGCCATGATCTGAATTTTTTATCCTTATTTAAAAGTGTCTGACCGTGCCGTAATACCAAAACGATAGGTTCTTTTTCTTGATTGACATATCGGCAACATCCTTTTTCCAGATTGATCTGAATGGTCAGTTTAAACGTCTCACCATCAGATATTTGAACGAGTTTGCTTTTAAGTGCCGGGTCCGCAACAACTACAGGATGAATGCAAAGACTGGATTTAGGATCAAGACGATGAATACAGTCCTCGCAGTGAAAAGGACCATCTTCTGAATAGCCAGAGATCGGCGTACCGGTTTCGCTATAGTGTGAAATGTCTTCCATTACATTCCTTCAATATCGCCGAAACCCGTACCGCCCGGTATACCCTCAGCAACCTCAGATTCAGCAGACTTTTCGGTTGCGTATCGGATAAGGTCATTTTTGACGCGATTATCCGACCGCTGATTTTCGAGGTCCATTTTCTGCTGGGCTTTTTGATTGTTGAGCGTCATCTGAGTCTGCATCGGACCTTGTTGTTGCTGCTGAATCTTGGCCTGACGACGCTGTTCCATTTCGGGTGTAAGCGGCTTGATAATGTCTTGGCTGTCTTTCCACTCGCTGGCCATGAGCCACATATCGAATACAGTCTTCCAATCGATATACATGCCCATATCGGCCAAATATTCGTTGAACCCCGGATTCTGCATAAACTGCGTGATCAAGGTAAGACTCTGCGCCATTGTCCGCTTGGCGGCGAGGCTGGAACTGGCTAATACTTCGAATTCTATTTTTCCGTCGTGATACTTCTGAAGATCGACTTTATAATCTTTGCCTTTTTCTTCGCCCAAAATGTCCTGAATTTCCTGATCGGACATGTAATAAAATATTAGTTCGTCAAGGATATACAAGAACGGCGTAAAGACTTGATCAATGAAATTATCGAGAGGACCGTCCAATCGCGTGGCAGAAGCCTGTCCTAGAAGATTCGCACCGGTTCCGGAACGACCTATACCTGCGCGGGGACCTGCGGTCGAGCCTTGAACAAGCGCCTGATCCGCGCCCGTAGTAGATTCCGTGGCCGATTCAGAATTCTGAAGCGCAGCCCAAGTTTCCGCCGGTACCTTGGGGGTTTCCAGAAGGTGAAATGCTTCGCTAGCGGGGCCGTCAACGGTGAGAATCTTGCCGATTCCCGTTCGGATCATCTGTGTCGGGGCGTTGGAATCGCGAGTACGTGTGTAGATAGGATTAACGCCGAAGCTCAACATCTTGAGAATGGCATTGATTGTTCCCTGATCCACGCGCTGGTTCTGACCTACAGTCAGACCAATTCCCATCCCATAAAAAGCCTTGGGACGATTCCACCAATTGGCGGACAAGAAGGGGATTTTCCCGAACTGATTTTTATCGCTATAGATGGTTTTCTTGCGATTTAGAACGAGTATTTTTCGTTTCTTATCCCAATATTCAAGTACTTCTAATTTCTTAGCCAGAGGGTCGGCGCTAACTACAGCAGTCTCTTCTTCCGCGTGGTGGACAATACCTACGACTTGTGATTGAACTTCACTTCGGAGAGGACCCGGTGTTTCAAATCCTTCAACCGGCGGGTTCCAAAGTTCCTTTAATTTCTCGTCACTAGTATACTCACCCCACGTCCAGCCCGGCATTTGTTTGCCATTTTCGTCAAGGCTAGAATCCTTTAAGTCTTTCAGTGCATAGAAATCCATGAATCGAACATCAATTACATTTCCGGCTTCACGAATATCCGCTACTTTAAGACTTGAATCGACAAGAACACTTCCGAGCCTCCGGAACTCGAAGAATGGTCTGTTCTCATACTTTTTAGTAATCTCAATCTTCGGAGCTTCGTCGGTACTAATCTTCTCGGTTTCGCCGGTTCCAGTATCAATGCTGACTTGGGTACTAATTCTACGAGGAACATCTTTCGAGACTCTTTCAATTCCCCACTTCCAGATACCAGTTCCAAGGTGGGCAAGAGATTCCAGCCCCCACTTCACTTCCCTCTTGAACTGGCAGGCGTCCAAGAGATAGGACATAATGACTGTTTTTTCATCTACAACTGTTTGCGAAGTTCCCGGTCGAGGGCGAAGAACCATCGGCGGGTCTTCAAAAAATAGTCCTTTATACAATTGCGGAACAACCGAATTAACGACTTTTGCGACGGTAAAACGCTGGACATTTGGTTCGAGTACGTATGTGTTTTCGTAAACGGACATCGGGCGCGGGGCCTGAAATAAAAGGTCCGCGTCTCTCCAAAGCAAATTCCATTGTTTATTAGCAATCCACGATTCTGATTTTTCTGCACAGCCGACAACTAGGGCCAAATCGTCGGCAATAGTCTTAGTTTCACCTTGCGGGGTGAAATTATCGGCGTACAATACCGCTTGTGGATTGCCGTCTTTTTCTAAAAGAGCCATTTATTTCTCTTTGCGCGGCGATCTGCCGTCATTAAAATCGTAGAAATATCTAGATTCCTCGTGAAGAGGGCACGGCAAATCATCTTCAAATAGTTGATTTACCGTGACGTGAAGTTCGCATCCACAATCGAGAATGGTGTAGAATTGCTCCTCGCCATTCTCAGTGATTGTGTATGCGGCGGATTGTTTCATTAGTCGTTCTGCGGAGGATTGCCCGCCTGAAGGCTGTAGCTTTGCGGGGCTCCGGAAATAGTTCCGGGAGCTGCGACGATCTGTCCAGATGCAAAATCCGTGAACACTTGACCTTGCTGAGTCGAGAAACTTTGAGTTCCGTTAACCAACTTCTGGGTCGGGAAACCCGGCAGCGTCCAAGTGGTGATGTTGCCGCTATCGTAAGGATTCGCGGTCGAAGAAGCCGCAGGACCCGCCGCAGTCCGAGCCGTGGGAATTAGATTAGCGGGAGTAACAGTTGAAACATTAGCCATAAAATCTCCTGTCCAGATGTGGACAATTAATGACCGCGAATTACAACATCGACAATGTGCTTGCTGGTATTCGCCACGCTCGCGGGAGTTGCAGAAGTTGTAGATAAATTGTTTAGAACGCTGGTTTGTGTGCTGGCAGGTAGAGCCGTAAAGCCAGAATATACTGAATTAGAAGAATACTGCGCCATCGGCACCCAACCACTGCCAACATTGATATAAATAAGATCGGTATGGACGTGATACAAAGTCTTGGGGCTTGCTGGACTAGCCGTTACCGAAAATTGCGGGGGACCACTAGTCTTTTCGGAATAATCAATATAATCCATGTTCCTCAAAAAAGCCCTGATTGGGCAAGAGGGTCGTAATCCAAATCTTGTTCGCCGCCCTGTGCTGAGATCATCGTCTGATCTTGGACCTTAGGAGCGAATGCCCCGAGTCCGTATACCATATCTCGTTGGATTCGTTCCATCCGCTCGTTTATATAAATGGGTTCTTGCGGGGCGACGTAAGCAAAATTCGAGAAATGATTAACTAGCAGAGACAAAGAACACACAATATCTTTAAACTGACCCTTAGGAAATGCTTCCAATTCGTTGTAGATATCTTGAAGCGTATCGATTGCTTTCCAGAAGAATAGTTGGCGAGAACCCAAAAGATTTGCCGGACCCATCGCCTTGATTTCTTTGCTATTAGCTTTGGTTCCCTTACCGAGCGATATGAACTCGAAGGAAACGTTTGTTCGGAGTTTGGCGAGAGTATCGTCAATTCCTCGTTTGAGCCAGCGAGCGCCCATTGAATCTTCAACGGCGACCCGGCGGGGCTTCCATTTGTGGGCGAAATTGGCCATTATTTCAGGAAGCTCGTGCTCCCCGAACCGACCGCGCACCATGTCAACAATGTAAACACCCTGCGTCGTGAACAGCCCGCACATGCCTACAGTATATTTGGCGGTCTGTTTTTCCGAATAAGCCAAATCCCATGCCTGAAAGACAATTCCGGTTGTAGGCAAAGTATCAACTGTGGCCGCAATCATAACGTCGCGGCGAAACTTAGTCGAATAAGCTTTATTTAAATCAAGAAGGAATTGAGAGAAGAAGCTGGCCGGATCAGTCTTCAGCGCGTCCGCATACTCATTTTGCAGATACTTGAGCGTTATTCTTTCCGGAAACCAGAGTACTATATTATCTTCTGTTAGCTGATCGGGCATGTGATTCTCGAAGCCCGGTTTGGCCGTGTATGCTGGATGTAGAAGAATCTTTACTTGTGGCGGAAGTCCTTTTTTATCTCTTTCTTCTTCGTCCTTAATCGTGGACATCAAATTATCATTTACATGGTACGGAGTACCGATACGATCCTTATACCCGTATGGTTCGCACAATCGCCGGGCCATGCTGATCTGGGTATTGACGCTCTTAATACGCTCGGTAGTACGAGTATTTTCAGCGTTTGTACCGTCGTCGATTTTCAGAATATCGCAGTGCGTACCAGTTGTGTTTTTATCCAGAGACGTGGCGCGGATCGTAGGCCCCGCAACTTCTCTACGACGAGCTGGAGTTACCCATTCAGGTTTCAATCCGGGATCGATTTCGCAGTGCTCCGGGAACAAAACTTGATATAGTTTAAGTTTTCCGTCATCCCTTGTTTTAATCGAACCGTCCGAATTAAGAGCAATATGCCCTTTTATCAGGCCGGTAAATTCTTCTGCCAATGGCGAAGTTCCGGTCATGATGTTGATTCGGATATCGGGGAAACACGAGAACCACTGGATACAGTCCACGATGTCGGCGGTTGACTTAAATCCGCCTCGACAAAGCATCAACAGACGATCATGAAGACCCTCGTCTGCTTCCGCGAATGCTTTGAAATCTATAGCGGCGGGGTCTTTCTTAACAAAGAAATCCGTGAAGATTTCCTTATGACAATCCGAGAAATATTGGTAGCCTAGAACTTCTTTAGCAAGCCAAAACCCGTCAGTCTGGGCGCGGTGACGAAGTTCAAGACCTTCCTTGGACAGATCGTATCCATACTGCTCTTTTATTTGAGCGGCGCATCGGCCCCACCACGGAGCCAATAACTTTTCTTTAAAGTCTTTTGTTAACCGCTCGTATCCCATTTACAGTTTGCTTTTAACGACGTTCGCTTCTTTGACAAACAGAGCTTTGACTTTACGAAGAACGGAAGGAGTGAAAGCTCCCACGACCCAACCCAAACCTGCGTACACAAGATGTAAAACCATTATTTCTCCTTTAAGCAGCGGTAATGATAAATTTTGGTTTGTTGTTTGCTGCTACTTTTCGAATCCAGATTAAAAATTCTTCTACAGACATATCGAGGCGTGCTTGATTGCATCTACGATGTGCTGGTGCTACATTTTCTTTTGTATTGGGTCCGCCGACTGACATCGGAATGATGTGATCTAGACTCAATGTTAAGGGATCGTCCAACTTTACAATAATCGGTTCTTTGCAAAGATGACATTGAAATCCAGACTCGTGTACAATCTGCTCCCATTCTGCAACGGTCAGGGCGGACTCGACTCCTAGCAATTTCGCCCTTCGTCGAGCCACAATTACGGCTACATTGAAAGGATTATTTTCTCGATATTTGCGATTCTCAGATCGCACCTTTTCTGGATTTCTTGCTCGACGTGCCCGTTCCGTGGCGTTCGATACTGCACGATTCCTTTTCTTCCAAGGAATAATATTTCCAAATTCATCGCGTATTGCTTTGTTAATCTGGCTTTTAGCTGGCATGTTTAATGATGCCAACCCTTCATTGTATGCGCGAATTCGGCCATTTTACGAACGTGCTCGTTTTTGGAACCACGAGCTGCCTGAAGCTTTTCGTCCGGAATCTTGGTTCCTTCTGCTACGCCGAGTGCTCTATGAAGTCCACCTTTGTTAAGGTGGTGAAGACTGCGATAAAGACTGACATTTCTTGGTTTAGCCATTGCTTTGTATCCTATTGATTCTATGAATAATATCAATTTGTAGTTGACAATAAACTGATGCTTTGCTATTCTTATTTAGAAATCTTGTTCGATGTCTCAAAGCGCTATTCGCCCGAGGGGTGGTCGCCAAAGAAATGGGTATCGTAATGATATTTTTGACTTTAATAATATGCTCGGCTAGTTACTACGTTGTGGACGCGCAAATGCAAGTAAGACGATTTGAGCGTGAATTCTGGCTCTACGCAAAGAAATATTGGCTATGAATTGTGCTGGATGTGACAAACCAAGCAAGTTCCAAGTTGACGAAGGATGGATACGTGTCGAATGTTGGAGCAAAGATTCGTTGAATAATCCACAATATCTTGATTATTGTCCGGATTGCTGGGAGATCATGTTTTTGTCTTTAATTAAGCGTGACCTCGCTCATTGCCCATATTGTAATGAACCGCGTTCTATCTGTATAGACTGCGGAGTTGAAACCAAACCGGACAAAGGTTCTGCTCGTTGCCCTACATGTTGGAAAGATCGATGTGAAAGTGCGAACTAATTGATATTAAAAATCAGACTCTTTCGGATATGGTTTTCTATACATCGGATTGAAATCAGGAGTCTTAGTTGATTTTACTGCATCCGTTACTGGATTTGATTTAACAGAAAAATCTGATTCTTTGGGGCCGCTTTTGGCCATTGGGTTGAAATCTGGCGTTCTTTTCGCAGGAATAATCGTCTCACCCGCGTGAACTTTTGCCATTCCTGTTTTCTGAACAACTCCGCCATCCTCGTAACTGGATGGATGCGCCAATCCCACAGCGTTTTCCATTTCTTCAATGCCGGGGTCACCCGCGTCGGCTTCTTTTTCACCCTCGTTTGGTTCAGTCATATGCTGCATGACATGATCCATAAGCCCATCGGTATCGTGAGTAACGTGTTCCTCGTCCGGATGAAGATGCATATGAACATGGACATGCTTGACGATGTGCCCGCCAGAAGCGCCTTTACGGATTCGCATTTCAGCGACTTCTTTCTTGGGCATATCCGACTCATCTTTCTCGTGAGAAAGAGCACCCTCCGCCATGCTCAACGCGGCCTTGATGTGGTTCTTGTGCTCGGGCGTGAGCACATGTTCGCCTTTCTTCATCTTGTAAGCCCCGTCTTCCGGTACCGTACCGCCGTCGTGCATCTGGCCTTTCAGCCATTTATCTACGGGCAGTCTTTTTTCCCCGCCCTTTTCTCCATATTTGCCGCCGGGATTAACTTTGTCCTTGGAATACACCATCGTCCCTTTAGGCTGGGGGGCAGCAGTCGGAACCGGAGGGGAAGACAAAGCCTGCTTTGCGTTGTTGACCATTTCGCTCTTGGCTTTGAATTCTCCGCCAAGACTCTTGGCTTCATCTGCAACGGATTTAACATTCCCAACCATGTCACTTAACGGATTTTGCATAATTACCTTTTCCAATCACGAATGCGCCGCTTGGCGTATAATTCAAGTCCAGTGCTAGGATCGTATTGCGGATATAATTGCCGGAAAGCTCGAACGGCCCGATGATATTCAGATGGCAGTTTCCCCGCCGAATACAAATACAGGAAAGCTATTGTCGGGGAGCGGCTTAATCCATGGTTGCAATGAATGAGTACTGATTTGTCTTTTCCGAGACTGTCTTTAATAAAGTTCAATGCTTCGTTTACTACAGCATCAGGTACGAAATCAGGTTCGTCCGCGTCAATCAAATTCAAATAAAGATTGCCGGGCCGTTTAGCGACGAGATATTCATGACCCTTTGGAGCGCCCATAGATTCATACTTCAAAAGCGCTCGGTGCGAGAAATCACCATCTTTGCAGGCGTGAATTACACTCATGCCTCTTTTTCTTGCTTCGGGCACCGACCCGTCCCCGCCAACGTAAAGCCCTTTGTATACTTCCTTCAAGTTCTCGTCACTTCCGAAATAACAACGTACGCCCAAACAAATGGACAGAATGTTGATAGCCACGATCCCAGCATCAAAAGCAAATCACCGATACTCATCCAGCCGTCATGAAAATCAAATACATCCGCAAGAAAATTTAAATGTGTCTGAGAGGTCATCAATACATGGCCTTCCTCGTCAATTCCTTCGGGCATAACGTGAGCCGCCGCGTAACTGTTCATCATGACCGGAAAAGTATCGTGATTGGCAATCAAAACCAACTGGTTCGATGCGGCACCCGTGAGACCAACGGCGTACGGAAGCAGCAGTATCCATAAAGACGCGGCGCGGAAAGTAGTCAGGAAATTCTTCATAGGCCCCAACAACAGAGCATCAATTAAAGTCGCAGCCCTGCGAGGGCTCCCTCTGTTCGACTGATTAAGACGTTAAGTAGTCGCTACCCGATCTCAGTTTTCTTATCTTACTTTGTTCAGAGTCTTGGATTATTTTCCAATAGTCTCGTGACAGGAGGGAGTGAAACATATCGAAACACACAGAACAAACTTTATTATAAACAGTGCTTATATAGCGGGGCGGACTCGCACCACCGATTGGATAAATCCCACCGTCAATTTCGGCAAGATTGTATACAAACAAGCCACATCCGGTGCATCGCCACGGCTCTATAGCGCCAATGTCGGTACTGTCGGGTTTGGGTTTCTCTTTCATAACCCACCACATATTCTAAAAAATGGTCAAGCCCTTATAAATCGCGCTTTTTCTAAATATACCGCGCTCTCCTATAATTCGTCTCCATTCCTCAAATGCGGGGCCGTGCTCATCTCGGAAATCAGTTGCCACATGGCACATTTCATGAACAAGAATTGCGATAGCTAGTCGCCAGTCATTTCTCAAATCATTACTAATAACAATAGTTCCGTAATGCCGGGACTCTATATCGTCTTTCCACGCCAATCCACTATTGTCTTCTTCTAGTTGTTCATCTTCTTCTAAATCTTCTTCGCTAATCCATCGCACGCAAATATTAGAGGGTAGCGTTCCGTGGAAGAATCTACGGTTTATTTTGTTGTACCAAGTTTTTAAGGTCTTGTCCGAACGCATTCTTAGCCCCCATATAGACGTTTAGTCAGCCATATGGCAACCATAGCTCCGGACAAGGTTCCTATCTGAAAGGCCCAATAACCGTATTTCCAACTACGAGACCGAGGGTCTTCAATCATCAATTTTTGCATCGCGAACCATTGCGTCAACCACAGTGCTTCGGTTACGAAAGTCCAGCCATAGTCAGCTTTGACATAAGCTCTCGTGCAGGCAACAATCAGAAAAGTGGAGATGAATTCAAGGACGGTTAGTTTGGCGAATAGAGTCATATTTGGTATTAAAAGAGTCTTGTCCCGGACCCTCATCCGTCCACGGATACTGTTTCCCGGTTGGTTTGTCCGGAACTGGACAAGTATTCGGAGTGTGTTTCTCGAATCTGGAATTGCTCTGACGTTTGGGATTCGGATTCATCTTGCACACCAAGTCGATAATAGAATTCTTGAAAGCTGGGAATCGGTTGTTTGCGACGTTCACAATCAATGATGTGAGCGATGTATCCGATTTGCCGGGGGTCTTCAACGTACAACAATTTATTGAGCAATACCTGCTCTAATGAGAGAATCCGGAGGCGCATACGAGGGCCGCGTTCTTCTTTCTTGCGCGGCCCCGATGCGTTCTTTCTGTTCTGCTTTGCTCGTCTTTGCTTGTTCTTTTCAAGTAATTCGAGCTGTTTCTCTTCTAGAGTCATTACGTGCCTTCTAATTAGACAACCTGCAAATTGAACGTAGTCAACTGCATAGTCTGCGTGGTATCACTAACACCATTCTGGATTGTCGGAACAAACGAAGCCAGAGGATAATCCGTAGTGGTATTTACACCAGTAATAGGTTCTGTCTGCGAAGCGGAGGCGAAAGCAACGGTAACGCCGCCCGTCAGAGACGAGGACGACGCAATCGTAACTTGACTTCCGGCGACGTAGACTACCGGAGCAAAGAACGTCAGAGTATTAGCATTTGACTCTCCGAAAAACTGCTGAGTAACAACAAAGTCATAGAAAGTACCAGCAGTCAGAGAGATCGAGCTAAGCGGAGTATAGGTATTGGTGCCGCTGGCAGTACGTGCGCCTGAAACAGTCGTATTCCACGGGAAAATCTGCATACCCATGTAAACGCCCTGTGTTGCGCCGTGTGCCTTGATCCACCCGCCGTAGGTAACTTCGAATCGTCTACCATTCAAAAGATTCGAAGAAGGAGAATCAAGGTAAAAATTGCCTGCCGTAAGACCTGCGGTAACGCCCGCCGCGCTAACCTGCCACAACTGAGCAGATGTGCCGGTCGCAGATGTCATCGCGCTAAAAGCTACAGGAGCTTGTGCAACTACTTGAGCCATTGTGTTTCCTTTTAAAAGGTCCGCAAGTATGGTATTAGCATTTTGCGGAGCCTTGATTTATGCAAATGATCTCAGCCGTTTGGCTAAATCATCAGCAATCTTGTTTTGTTTGCGGGGAATCCACGCAATTTCTAAACTTGATACTAATTTTCTGATCTGATCCAATTTACTTTTAATGAACGGGTCTCTGTGGGCCGAATTAACTGCAATTACGGAATCACCAAATATACTTAAGTCTGCACCAGCACAATCGAGGCGACGTATGAAACAATCAAGCCCTTCGGACAGGCCGCGCAATTCTACGGATTCTTTTGTATCATCCGTTAATCCATATCCATAATCTATCGGTACGCCATTTAAATATAAGACAAAGCCGAACGAAGATTGCCCGTCTTTGAAAGCACCGTCAAAAAATAATTCGTATAGATTCGTCATCGAGGTCGGAAATGCACCAACAGATATAATCCAGTCAATTGAATAAGAATGGATATCACTGCAGCAAAGGTTCGTATGCGTTCCAGCATGGGCCTAATTTTCTGATACTATACCTGCTCCAAAATGTCTTCGGGCAGTTGGTTGGCGATTAAAATGTTCCATCAATGGATGGTCGTGGTGATGTTTCTCAATTTCAACATCCGCCTTGGCGGGATTTCTCATATCGGTCATCATGGAGCCCGTTGCATTGCTGGTATCCATGTTCCGAGATCGAGTAGGCAATTCCTCGTCGGATTGCGGCTTTACACCTTTTGGATTCGGAAACTGCTTTGCGCCGATAACAACATCATCCGCCATATTGTTTTCCTAGCTCATACATCAACTTTGGCCCATTTGTATGAAGCGTAATTCGCGATTCTTCCGAAAACTTCTTTATACACACATCACAATGACAGACTTGAAAGCGTTCATCCATTGCCGGGTAGATTCCATTGGCAGAGAGGATTTTGCCCACCCAGCGGTCCTCGGCCCATTCCTCTTTTGGCCAAGGAGTGTCAACAATAAACTGCATTGATTTGCGACTCACCCAGTAAGCCGCACCACTAATAAAATCTCCGCAAGAGAATCCTTTATAATCTGTGGCTTCGAATTCTCTAAGAAGACGGTCAACATGGACGAAAACATCATCATCTATCTTAAGAACGTAATCGTATCCGCAGTCTAGAGCCCAGTGAAAAATCTTTTGTACTTTGGCGGGCAGATTGGTATAGTTGTCAGGAACATCAAGAAATATTTCATCCAGATTTGGGCAACGAGTCGCTTCGGAGGGGAAATGTCCGAAGAAAAACTTTAAATCAATCTCGTCTTTGTATCTTTGCCACGTCTTGTACCATGTTTGGCGAATCGCACTAGATCGAAGATCATTAACGCCGTTGCTATGCGCGGCCCCCGCATCGTGGTAAACATACTGATGGCAAGTAGGAATGGCAATGAGTCGCCTCATTTACGTTTCCACGATTCCCACACGAACGGATAATTAAACGATTCGATGTGTGTCTTTGCCAGATCAGCTCGTATTTGGCTGCGGAGGTTCTCGGCGTTTGGATGAAAATTGTGGAATTGAACTTGTACGTTTTTAAATTTTGAAATATTTCCCGTATCTATTAATCGGCGAAGTATTTCAAATTCCGCGCCTTCCGCGTTAATGCTTATAACAGCTATTTCTTCTTCGAAGCACAATTCAGCAATATCTCGCAGAGGAACATTTTCTACTGCTGTACTAGATTTAAATTCGCTGCTATGTATCGTATCTTTGCTAAGAGACGCGGTACCATTGCGGTTGGAAAGCCCGGCATTAATAATGTGCACTCGTGGATCGGTTTTGAATCTTCGTTGGCAATCGTCGTAAAATTCTTTTATTGGTTCAAAGATATATACTTTGGACGGACTATAGTGCTCCAATATGCTCGCCGTCCACGAACCTCGGAAACCTCCTACATCCCAAATTACGGCATTGTCCGCATCTGGATATACTTTAGTATCTTCGTGGTCGCTGTATTTGCCCCAATACAGCGTGTGTATCATTTCCGAAAGAGTCTGGTCAATACCTTTTGTTATTTGCCAATGGGGAAAGTCAGATTTAAACTTAGCCAGATCGCTAATATAACAAACATGGTCACCAACTCGCGGGGTGTCAACGTACTCATAATTAATCTTCTTGCCAATCAGCGATTCTATTTTATCGATGGCTTCAAGAATAGAAATACTATTTTCTCGACCCCCGCCCATGTTGTAGACGGCTCCGCATTTCGGATTCTTGATTATCTCGTCCATAGCGCGAACAACATCGTAGCTATGGATATTGTCCCGGACTTGCTTTCCTTTATAACCGTAAATCTTATATGTCTTGCTTTCAATGGCACACTTAACTAGGTAGGAAAGAAACCCGTGAAGCTCTACTCCCGAATGTCCCGGCCCAGTCAGGCATCCGCCGCGAAGAACTGCGGTCTTAAGACCGAAATATCGTCCATACTCTTGAACCAAAATATCGGCAGCAACTTTCGAGGCCCCGAAGATTGAATGTGTGCTCTGATCAATTCGGCATGTTTCGTCGATTCCGCGCTTATCTTCGTCTTTGGCAAAATCGAATCTATTCGGCAGCTCTATCAACAATTTTTCGTTCGGCGCATCCCCGTAAACTTTATTGGTACTCATGAAAATGAATACCGCTTGGGGTGCGTACTTCCGGGTTGCTTCCAGAAGATTTAGAGTTCCTACCGCATTGACATCAAAATCGGTGACAGGAATCTCGCGGGACTTGTCATGTGAAGGCTGCGCCGCGCAATGAATTACAACATCAAACGGGCCATCGAGGTCTCTAAAAATCCAATCAATCGTATGGCGATCCCGAATATCCGATTGGTGGTGCTTATAATTAGGAACGCTGTGCACAACTCTGTGCAGATTCCAAAGAGTATCTCCGGCCTCGCCGAAAAACTCTCTCCGCATGTTATTATCAATTCCAACAATCGTATGTCCCTGATTGCCGAAATATTCTACAACCTCGCCGCCAATTAACCCCGAGGAACCTGTAACAAGAATCTTCATTAGAATCGTTCTGGAATACTGTACTGGCCGCGATGCAGTATCAAAATGCCATTAAAGAACTTATGCGTCCAATCGGTGCGTTGAACCAAAATGTTCATGTTTTGCCAGAAGCGATATTCCGGCTTAATATCATCTATCAAGATCAGCGCTTCCGGACGATGCTCAAAGAGAATTTGTAATTCTGACGGCAGCGGGTCGCCTTCGTCAGCGGTTCCCGGCCCGGCGGGGTGAGCATCTAACCAAATTAGAGGCTTCGAGTCTTTAGAAATTTTTAATATTTCGGACAGTCGATCCGCACTGTTGCCATAAAAGAGATTGACCTTGGAGTATTCTTTAAATCTATCGATACAACTTTCGTAAAGCGGCTTGCAAAGTTCCACGGAATAAATTTCAGAGAAATAAGGAAGCACCGCCTCGATTGTTGCACCCCAGCAAGTTCCGGTTTCAATGAAGGTCGGGAGGTTGAAGCGCCTTCCCAACTCAATTAATAGCGCCTGCTTCCACTCTGCGGAAGGGGACCATTCGCCCACGAATGAAGCCTTATTTAGATCGACAGCCATCTTGAAGGTACAATATCTTTCGGGTCTTCATTTGCGTTCAGAAACCAGCGTTTTGGAGCAATTACCTTACCGCCCCTGCGATCCGCTCCGAGGTACGCGCCCCACCAGCTATACGAACTATTCGCCATAACCGCGTGCTGGCAAAGACTCATTAAATAAAGCTCTTGATCTTCCCTACCCAGATGATTTTTAGTGGTGCGGTCGTAGTTCCCTGCTACGGTCATTTTATACGGCAGGCGAAGATTTTCTTTGCACCAATCCGGCTCATCCGAGAAAACAAAGACGTGCGGGTTGGTTTCTCGTGCCAGAATATTCAGAGCATTGCGATAATACTCATAAGGCAAAACGCCATGAAAATCCGATTTCGTATAGTCGGTTCGTCGGATGGTCAGAAAAATACTATCTTGCCCGGCGGCCTTAATTTGCTGTTCGATTTCCCGACCCCAATCATTCAATGGTCGGGGGGTGAAGTCCTTTTCCAGCGCTTCGCGGATATCGCTGAAATATTGTTCACACTGGAAATACCCCCAGAGTGTACAATTTTTGGAAATTCTAGAGACCATCACAGGGCTATATGGAAGACCCTCTTCACGGATGATCTCTCCGTGCAGCTCTTTGGTGAGCGGAGCGGTTACTCCGGCCCATAACCCCAAAGAATATTGCCGCATGGAATCTTTGTCGAAACTCGAAACATTCAAGGAGAGATCAGTATCCAGACGAGTCGCGGCTGCTTTCGCGGCAGCGTAGATAAACATCTGGTTCGACATTCCGCCTTGAAGATACGCGGTAATCACTGATTAACTCCGTGATGCCGGTACATCCAATCAGTATTAAATTTACGCCCCGCGCCTTCCGAACAATAATGGGAGCTGATATCAACTGCGCAGTCGTCTCGGTAGCTTCGTCCATATCGGGGATCGTGCTTCGCGGAGAAAAACCCGGTTGCGATTCTAGGACCTAAAACCTGTCCTACCCATAAATCCTCGCAAGGTATTTTGGTCTCGGGGCACACACAGGCTGGATGGGTATCTTGTTCAGATAAATATTTCGCCGCCCGCCCAGATAGCCAATATCCGCTTCCACCACTAGCCCACGAGTAACATCTTTGATACACGGCGTTGGGCTGACCTATGGGTCCGTTAAAATATCCCGTATAATCTTGCTCGTAGAACTTTGAAGATAAAAGTCTGTCCGGCCTTACGTATGTATCGGTGTCGCACTTGAATATAAAATCATATTCGTGATCTGCGGCCAATTTGAAGAGTGCTTTCGATTTCTCCGGCAGATTGAAATATCCATCCGGACAATCTAGAATGAATTCGTCCGCGCAATCATCCGGTCGTGCCTTCGCCCCGCGCCCGAGGAAAAAACGATATTCGGCACCCTGTAGATTTCTGAGCCAAGTATCCCTGATGGCCTGATTAAATCCATTGTCCGAATCCCGGACACAACTAAGAATGGCGATTAGAATTTTCATAAAAAGGCCCCGCCCGTCCGGAACGGGGCCGCAGAACTAGAATGTTGGGTAAACCGCAATACCCCAACCACCGGCTGCCAGCGCCGCGCTCAATGTGACAGTAACGACGGTTCCAGAAAGAGAAGCCGTGTATGTTATGCCTCCGATGGACTGAGTAAGAGACTGAACTCCCGTTGGTATGCTTGATTTCGGGTCTTGTGAAAACCAATTTACCTGCCGACCGCTGCCATTGCTGCCGTCTCCGCTATTCACCATATACGTATCTTTCAATAAATCAAAAGAAAACGTCGTAGACGCGCCATCTGAATAGAGAACAACATTGATTGTGGTCGTGACTTTATTAGCCATTTATCTCCTAATTGTTGGTTAGGGGTTTATGGTTAACTACTGCTTAGGGGAGATCGAAAAACCATTATCGGGAAACACCGATAGCCAGAGTGTCCAGCTCCGGCTTTAAAAGATCAAGTTGTCTAGTCTCGTAGCGCATCTTAGAACCGGGGCGCGGAGGGGTAGATTTTTGGCGGGTATGAAATCCCTCCGCTGCGCACGCCCCGGATATTAAATTAGGAGGACTTCTTAAACTTGAGTTCGATCTACATCCAAACCAAGGGGCTCCTCCGAGCCCGAACTTTTAATAAACTCTTTTGCCTTGTCCTTTTTCTGAACATTCTCCCGAAGGCGCATCCAGTCCTCAAACGATCTCGCCGGTTGCTGGATAAGATCACAGTACCACTGGTATTTCTTATAGCACTCTTCGTAGGAGCAGTCCATTATTCCGGACCCTTTCCTTTGGGCCGGACCCTACCAGTTTTTTTGGAGACAATCTTAGTTTCGAAAACGCCGATATCTTTCGCGTCTCCGACATAATCCACCTTCGCTCCCTTGCCTCGTCCAAGGCCAAGACCATATCCGCGAAGAACCGTGTCCCAATACTCCTGAACTCTTTTTGTTGGTTTACCGGCCATGTCTCTCCACTCTTAGATATCGGGGCGGTAAACTATTGAAAATACGTAATTACTCTTGCCGTTTATCGTACGGAACCCACTCTTTTTGCTTATCGGTACATTCCTTAACTGTTGCGCCTATTTGAGTTATCACATCTTCGATTTCTTCTGGCAAGAATTTAAACCATTCTCCTTTAATTCTTTTAGATTCATACACATAATGTGTAAGTTTCTCGAAGGCATGAACGTATTTAACATACCAGTATCGCACAAGATCGAATTCGAATGGCACTCCCTGCTCGACTTGTTTGAACCGGGTATCGGGGGTCTCTAAAGATTGCGTCAACCCTATCTTATAGAAACAAAGTGATTTATTACCGAGAAGATAAATATACCCGGTCGGGGTCCACTTAACCCATTCTCCGGCTTCTTTGGCTTGATACTTCTCCAAAGCCTCTTGGTAAAGTTTATTGTATTTGCGGCTCACTATTCGCTTGCCTTAGAATTTAGGATGTTTTCCAGTTTTAATCGTACCCGTATACGGCGAAGATGAACTTCGGAAATATCCAGAGGTTGACGAGCCAGACGACTTAACGTATGGCCGAACCATCGAGATCGTGGGTTTAGTGAACGGCTTGTCCTTGGCCAGTGCGGGAATGGTGATCAGCAGTACAGCAATAAATGTCTTCATAAATCCTCCACAGATATAGTCTCACATTCCAGTATCAATGTCAATAGGAAATACATATAAATGCCGGATAAATGCAAATACCGGGGAGCTGCTGGGAGGATAAGGTACCATCTGGCGGGGAAAAACCACCGGGGGTATGTCTAGGAAAAGGGGACCCGTTAGGGATGTTTTAGCTACCCAAGCTTTCGCCGCAAGGTGGTCCCCTCCGTGGGGTAGGTCGCCCCGGCCTAAACCCAAGAAAGTAGTGCCTTTACAACAACATACACCAATCCTCAACAACATAGCGAGATAGACCTAACTCGCTGATTCCATTGAAACTAGTTTGAGTGGTGAGATTAATTTAGCTCGGAATCCGAGTGAGTGCGGGCAGGAATTGCGCGGAGAGTTTGCGCGTAGTTAGGTTTTCAGCCATCGCTTGACGGCTCTTGCGTGTTTGCACGTCGCGGACATGGCAACCAATGGACCGTTGCATTGCGTGCATCTTGGGATGTCGTTATGTGCAACCCATACCATTGGCTCTGGCCATTGCTTCTCGTCCTTGACTACCCGAAACACGCGGACAAGTGTATTGTCGTAGCTCTTGAATCCTTCTAGCTCTGTTATTGTGTATTTCACGGCGCGCGGTTAGATCATCTCGTCTGGCGGGCAGTGTTTGAACGTCACATCTGGCTCTATGCCTAGTTCGCGTGTGGTTTGCTTGCGCTCTACTCGGATTGATCCATCGTCCAAGACGTAACAACGGCCAATAGGCAAACCGTCGATTAGATCAGCCCATGTTCCTCTTGTCATCTTGAATACCATTTCCTCATTCCAGGTGTCTTTTACAGATTGCGGGGCGAATTGCGGGGGTTGTCCGGATGTGGACACGTCGCGCCATTGGATCATACAGCGTCCACAAGCCCGCATATTAACGCCGTTCGCGTCTACATAGGCGTTATTGTCCGTTGCGCGGCAACTTGGGCATTGATTCGCGGGAGTGTGGGGGAATGTGTAAGGTTTCATTAGCTTCGATGCAGTTCGCGGACAGTCCAGCCATTGCGGGCGAGCTTCCCAGCGTAATGCGCGGTCGGCTTGAGGATAATCTGCATTTCCTCGCCCTGCTTGAGCGCAATAAAGCACTTGCGGAAGGGCAGAAAAGCCCAAGCTTGCGCGGCTTGGGCTAGTTGTTCAGGTGTTGGCTCTAGTATCTCAACCTCAACCAATACCGTCTTGTCCGTCATGTATTGGATGGCTGATTCCTTCGTGGATTGCGCGGCGCGGACAATCGTACCTTCCAGAACAAAGGCACGGTTTGTGCTTCGTCCGGCAACTGTATACAATTCATCCAGTTTCGCCCGCAATTCAGGAGTATAGCTATACTTGCTTGCCAGTGCTCCGAAGTACGTTCCCGTATTGTCTGAGTGGATTGTGATTGTGTTTTCCATGTCCTAGAGTATTGCATTAATACGGCCATTTGTCAATATAAATATGCGGGGCGTTTTCAACAACTTACAAGATATGCGGGGTGCCGCGCATTAATAATACGCTTATTTGTCCACATGTGGACACTATTTGTCATTCTCTATTTGCGGGGTTCGCGCCCGTATTCATCAGCGATACGCTCTAGCAATTCTCTCACTGGCGCGGCTGCCAACGCCTCGTATATCTCCCTACACTCACACTTAGGTAATGAGCCAAAGCACTTGCTGATTTGCGGGGCGGGTTGGGTTTGATCTGTCATTTGTCCACATCCGGACAACTGTGTAATTAATACATCAATTGTCTGAGTACATTAAACTAGTTTCTGGCCTAGGGTCGCATTCCACATTCGCTTGATGTGTTCGTATTCTTCCCACGATCCACCGTCGCATTCATCTTCTGGGATTAGTTCAAGCAATGCGGCCAGTTGCTTTTCGGTGCCGTGTGGAGCAGTTTCAAATAAGCTGATGTACTTGTCCCACGCGGTTTTCAGTGACTTCGCCGTAACTACTTTTGATGTTGGCATTTCTTCTCCTCTTCACACGGACCGATATGATTTAAGGGCAGATTACAGCGGCCCACGTATTTCACGATACGGCTTCCACATAGCGGCCCTATCGCTTTCGCCAAGTCAGACTTACGTTTCCACGCGATCATGTACTCTTTACCCGGCTCGGCACATTGGAGTTTAACCAAGTCCCCGTCAACCTCAATAGGCTCAGTAAAGAATCGGACTTTGTTCCCGACATAGCCGTCCGATAGTTCGATTGTGTTTTGCATATTCCTCTCCAAATTGGCAATGCGGGGTTTCATGAAAGACTCGGTATCAGTTCGAACTGCCACAACGAACTGTCGCGGTATGGTTCAAGCGTTTCCATGCAACGCTCGCAAATATTGGCAGACTCGTTACCATCGACAGCTTTCCATTGCCATTCAGCATTTTTGTCACAATGCTTGCATTCCATACTGCCTCCAATTCTTTATTAACTTGCTCGATTAAACTAGTTTCACTCTGACTGTGGCTTCCAGTGCGGCCATTCCGCGTATTCCTCTCCGTGCTCACGGCACGGAATTTTGTTACCATCAAGTTTACATTTCCGAGGTAGCTTGAAATTAGGCGTTTCTCCGCCTATTTCATCTTTAGGCGGATTTGCGCCTGTTATTCTCAATTCAAATGTTTTCATATATCCTCCAATTTGTAATGTCGCCCCGCAATTCTCAAAATGCGCGGCTGGGGGAGTATCCGCGCAACCTACACTTAAAACGTAAAGCCCAAAGCTTCAACCGCTTTCTGGAAATCAGCCAATAGCGCAGGCAAGCGATTCTTGAGCTTCTGAACGTCTTTAAGGTCTTCCAATGTCGCATCCGGCCAAACGGCGCAAGAACGTGCATTTTCCAGATTGCCCTGATTCGCCCAATATGTCGTATTGGCGATATAGTGCATCGGCCCATCGCTGGAAGTCAGATGCCACTTGAGGAACGGGGCAAGTTCGGGAAAGATCACCCGAATCTCATCATGCAGCATTCCGCCTGCTTCGATGTCGCGGCGACCTGCTCGAATCTCGCCCGTGATGGCAAAACTGTTATGACCGTTTCCACATTCGTCATCATAGCGAACTTCTGCGGTCAAAGTTGCGTGGTTGCCCCATCCAGCGATTGCACGGGGTCCGAATGTTTTAGTCTGCGATTTCGTCAAAACGCTTGTCATAGCTTCTCCAATGTCGCTACGATTTATACACATAATATCAGGTCGCCCCGCAATTTGTCAAGCACTATTTCACTGGTTGATAATCTACTACTTGTCGCAGGGATTCTCTTTCTTCCTCTAGCTGCATTAGTACAGCTTTGGCGCGGACGCTATACTGTCCAGATGTGGACAAACCGATAAAGGGTATTCCCACATCTGCGGGGTTTTCCTGCCAGTATTCCGACAACGCCAGTCGTAGATATTTGTCTGACATTATCCTTGTCCCTTCAAAATTTCTAGCGCTTCCTCAAACTCAATTGCGCGGTCGAATGCGCACAATTCTTCTGTGTCGCTGAAAGTGTTGTCCGGAACTGGACAGGTGACATGTTGTGTCGCATTGCCCGCCCAATCCGTGATTACTACTTCTCCATCCATCATTTCCTTATAGCATTTAGGGCACAGTCCGTCATGCATTAGAATATCCCCACAAACTGATCGTTTTCGTTGTAAACCATTACGCGGCCTAGGTCGCCCCGCGTTTCGGCAACATACTTCCAATCCGGATCAGACTCTTGTAAGGTCCGCGCAACGTCAATAGCTTCATCTGCCGCGTAAACTTTGCCTTGCATGTCGAGGAGTTTCATATCAATACCTTCCTTCTTCAAATAGAGCAATCGTCTCGTATTTGTCACAAACCCGCATAGCACGGTCAATCACTGATTCGTAGGTGTTTTGCGCGGTCGCTTCGATGAGCCGCCCCGCATTTATCTTGGCTATCCATTCATTCAACCATGTCTCAAACATTGGCTTAATCCTTAGGTAGCGTATTTGAACTACGATTGATTGTCAAGCAAAAATATCGCCATTCGTATATCAATAAATTGCGGGGAAACCTTGACAATTCTTGTCCAGATGTGGACAATCTAGGGCAATGAGATGACGAATCCAATCATTTATACAGAATGCCGGGATAATCGTCCTTTGTATCGTATTGATATTAAACGAAATATAATTGTTGACAGACGCCCCGCAACTTGGTAGACTGCTTGCAATGATTAAGAACGTAATTAAGACATGTAAAGAGCAATCGAATCAATAGATGATTTAAGTACGTTGGGAGTGGATATGGAGAAGAGAATATACGAACCGATGCTTTGGAAAAGCTACAGCACCGAAGACCGCGATGATTTCCTCATCGAGTGTGGATGCAAACGCGCCGTGGCTGAAGAATATTCCTATCGTGACTTTGCTTCCTTGCCGTACAAAATCCGCGAGAAGATTGAAGCCTTGGAGCACTTCGAGGAGGTGCAGTGATGCGCGGGAAATGCCCCGTTTGCGGAAAGTGGGTCAAACTGAAACGCAATGGTAAGGTTCGAGCACACAAGATATTCGGTGTAGACTGCCACGGTTCTCGCGTCGAGAACTAGTTTAATGAGCGAGATTAACACATAATTTAATGCCATGAAACGATGCCGGGTACATGATTGGGAAGCACTAGAAGACCGATGCGAGAACTGCGGAGTATCCCGCTGCAAGTACGTTGAAGATTCCAAAATTGGCTTGATTCGATGCAAGCGCCCGGCCACCAAAATTGGCTATTGCTTCGGCCATTTTGATAAGGCGTCGATGACCGAATATGTCCAGATGCGGACACGAAAGTAGGGCACGATTCGATTGAGGTTTTCTATGGAGCGATGCCAGCAGTGTAAACGAGCCGTTAGCGACGATTGGTTCAGTCGGTTGCCAATGCACGGCGCAGACTGGGAAGCAATCCAACTCTGCGATGAATGCTTGACTCTGTTGGAAATTGGGCAAGGGCTAGTTGAGGACCGACAATTCCGCGCCGAGTGGGACGCGATGATACAGGAGTGCAAGGATGCCGAAGGCGAATACTACCAAGCAGGCTACCCCGAAAAAGACAAAGCAAAAGCCATACGACGATATCAGGCGGTCACTCAAGGCTGTTGAGAAACGCTGCGAAGATTGCGCCGACAGTTGGACCTACCGACCGCATGAGAGGAAATGCGTCATCTGTGGCGGGGAACTAAAACTAGTTTAATCGAGCAACTCTGGCGACATCGACATAAGATCGCCAGCGACATTAAAACATGTGTTGTTGGGCATCATCTAACAAGTTCAGCGACATTGGAGGATAATGTGTCAGACAAAGTAACGGGATTCAAAGGCTTCGGACCTGACTTAAAATGTCGAGATCATCAATATAAAGTCGGCGAGACATACACACACAATGGTGATACGAAATTGTGTGAAAATGGTTTCCATTTCTGCGAAGCACCATTAGACGTATTTGGCTATTATCCTCCATCGGACAGCCGTTTCGCCACTGTCGAAGCCGATGAAGTTTCCACGCAAACTGATAGCGATTCTAAGCGAGTAGCCAAGAAGCTTACTATCTCTGCTGAATTGTCGTTATCTGCTCTTTGCGGGGCGGGTGTGAAATTCATTCTTGATAAGGTGGATTTTACAAACGCCAAAGAAACCAACACTGGCTACCA